CGCCGGTGTTGTCGCTGTACTTGGTGGCCGGCTTCATAACCGCCCGGAGATCCGCAGGCAGGGCTGCCAACAGGGTGTTGGCCGTTGGGCTGGTGGCGCTGGTGCTGTTGCTGCCCAGCACGGTCTCTCTCATGTGGCTGTTATTCCACCCGCCGCTGTTCGTGTTCAACTTATACATGGTAAAGGCACCGTTTGAATATGTATAGTCGCCGTAATTACCATCCACCAGTCCAACCAATTTCTCACCGATTTTGCCGATCTGGAAATGGATTAAGTGCTGCCCCTCTCTGGCAGAGTTGTGGTCAATGCCAATGATGAACGCCTGCACCGTCAGGTTGGTAAAGGTTGTCCTTCCCACCGTGCCGTTGATCACAATGTCCTTCGTGTCACCAACGTTCCAATACTGCGCCGCCAACCCCGCCTGACTGATTTTGCTGATGGTTTCCCAGCTGTTGTTGTTCAGCACCGGATCAACATGCACCGGCGCTTTCAGCAGCGGCACAATGCCGCTCATAATCACCTTGCCCATCGTGTCACTCCTTTGATACAAGAATCGTGATGTGCATATTGCTGAATGTGCATTTGTCATCGTTGGCATTCTGCGAACTGTCCTTTGAGTAGATGAAATCCACTGTTTGCCCCTTGGCAAGACTGCCGTTGTACGTCTTGTTCGTGGTAGCACCGGATACGCCATCTTCCACCGTGGTTCCGCCCACTTTCAGCGTGAATTTGTCATAGTTGGCTTCGCTGGAATAGGAATAGTTGAATGCCAGCACGGAAATGTCCTGCTTCGCCGTCAGAACGGTGGACGCTGTGGAGCCATCCACCCCCGCATTGTTAGAAGCGAACGTACTCCCGGAGCCTTGGAAATAGTAAACGCCGTTGGCCACAGTAAAGTAGTCGGCAATATTGCTCTCCGTAATGGCAACGATGACCTCTTTGACCGTGGACGGCGCGGTATGCACCTCGCCCTTCCGCATTATCAAGCAATGTCCCATCATGCCACCCCCTTCAAGAGCATGGTGGTTTCATCAAATAGCGCATTGCTGGGAAGAATGACTGCGGGGCGGATACCGCGCGAGATGGATGCGTTGCCGAAGTAGTAGCTGCCATTGCCACCGACGAAACACACGATGCCGGTATCGCCGGTGTACGGGGAGCGGAGCCACCAGCCGGTGGCCGAGCCGTTCAGTTTCGCAATGCGCTTGGAGTCGCCGTCAGAACTTGCGGTGAAGTAGTCCAGCTTCGCGCCATCATGCGGGAAATACTGGTTGTTGCTGGTGGTCCACCCAACCTCGTAACCACCCAGCAGAAACACTTTGCAGGGCAGACCGTTCGCACCACTCTGATCCGAACCGCCAGAACCGCCGCGGCGATACGGTATTTTCACCTGCTTAACGACCGCCTGCTCAGTGGTCCCAAGACTATTGAAAAAGTCCCCATTTAACCAAGTGTTGATAGTGCTGGTCTCGTATATGTTTGCATCGGACGTGTTCCATTGTCTCTCGCTGTGAATATCCTTCCTCAGCAGCCACGTCCCGTCGCAGCTTGCGTCATACAGACTGGAATTGCTGGGGATGCCCTGATTCACCACCAGATACTCCACAGCCGCGCCGCCCTCCATGAGCTTCACGGTAGTCCCAACGGCAAGGGAACTTGCAAGGATGCCGGTTGACGGGGCTTTTGCTCTGCACCCGCCAACCACCGTTACATGGCCCATCAGCTCACCTCCGCAACAATGGGGATCGCAACCGTATTGGCATCCCCGAAGATCGTGAATTTGATGCCGCCGTCATAAGTCTCTGCGTAGCCGTTGGTGATGCAGTTGAGGTACTGGTTTTCCGCCTCCACAAAGGCCGCGTAATCGTCGCTTGTCCCGTTGCCGGTGTAAACATGATCCACCGTGGCCGTGTGGCTTGCCAGCACCCCCGGAATCGCCACGCTCTGGGTCTTGACCCCGGTGTTGCTGTCCTCCGTCCATGTGGTGCCGATGGTAGCGGTGTAGGTGGCCCCCCCGCCCCCAATAGGGCGTTGGTCAAGGGCTTCCAGTTCATTTTCGATCTTGTTCAGATGCGCTGCGTCCAGCGCTGGGGCCTGACCGTTGACCCATACGGTTTTGGAATATGCCATTACATCCGCCCCCTCTCAGGGAAAAAAAGGGCCGTTTTTCTGCAACGATTCTTCTTCATAAAAGTTCCTCCTTTTGATCCGGTGCCCTTTTGGGCTGCTTCACCGTTCAGGTGGGCCACCCCGTCACGGTGGCCGTGGGGAAATCCTGTACGGACACGGCGGAAATCTGCATGGGGCCGCTCCACGTCAGGGGCCTTGTAAACCCCTGCACCAGATGCCGCTCCACCGGAGACCCCGCCTTGTCGCTCCGCACAATGGAGATCAGTTCGTTCTCGTTCAGGTGCATGATCTGACTGCACGAAACCGAGACGGACTTTTGCAGTGCCGCGGACCGTTTCAGCTTCCACACAGCCAAGTCCTCGCACTGCCGTTTCGTGGAATAGCCCGCCGCCCGGTAGCGCACGGTTTTGCGCCCAATCCGGCTTACATTCGTGCTGCTGGCCGGGTCAAGGTTCTGCGCCCGTGCCGCCACCTGCGGGCTGTTGTTCACCGCTTCCCCAATGACGATAAAATCGTTGTACACTTCCGTGTTCTTTTCCGTGTACTCCGTCCCCAGCAGCTCCGCCTCGCTTTGTGAGAATTGCCACGCCAGAGGCTTGTCGCTGTCCAGAATATCGTCCTGAGATGGGTCGATCCGCAGTGCGCCGGAGGCATCGTACCCGATCCACGCCGCCAGCATTTCCGCAAGGCCCAGGCACACGTCTGCGTAGCTTCCGTTGTCGCTGTCCACCCGCAGGGTGTAGGGCGCGTCCGTCAGTTTGGCCGTAGAACCGTTGGGCAGGGCCTGCGTCTTGCCGTTGTAGTATTCCGTGAATACCGGGGCCACATTGTCCACCGGTTCTCCGTTTCCCCGGTCCAGCTTTAAAAGGGCTGCAATGGGGTCAAATACGTTGACCCCCGCTTTCACTTCATAGGTCCCCTCCAGATAGCCGAAAAGCGTTCCGTCCAGATCCGACCATTTATCCACCAGATCGTACTGCGCCGTCCGCTTGGCCGGTTCCAGCGTCTCCACCGGGTCCTTCACCAGAAAGACCCCCTGTTGGATGTAAAAGTCCGTGCCGTCGCTGAGCACAAGACCTTCGTCCAGCGCGATCCGGTTTCCGAACCACACTCGGTTGATGTTGTAATCGAACGTGCCGTCCAGATTTGCCAGTGTCACCGAGGCCGTCCGCCGCTGGCCGTTGTTCAGATTCACGGACAGGCTCCCATCCGCGATAAACGCCCCGGCAAAGCGCCCCGTGGGGTTGTTGTCCAGTGCAAAGGCCGTGGAGCCGTCCGGCTGCAAAAACCGCAGACGGCACAGCTTGGTAAAAGGCCGGCGCAGCATCTTTCGGTAATCGTTCATCCGTTCCGCTTGGGTCATTTCTGCATCGCCCCCCTTTATGCAAACAAAGCGTCGCCCGATGTGAGCAGGATACGCGCCCCATCCGCGGAGCCGATCTCCACCCACGGCAGCGTCACCGTCTGCACCTGCTGTCGGCTGCCGTCCATGGTGCTCATGGAAATGGCCCCGCCCGCCCGGATCTGCCACAAGTCTCCCCGCCGGTCTTTCAAAAACAGGGTGTCCTGCGTGGTTGAGAGGGCGTACACGGCGTTTCGCACCTCGTTGGTATCCGTATACTCCCCACTGGGCAAAACGTGTCCTATGGCCGCTGAGAGCGTCCCGGAGCGGTAATCGCTGGGGGAACTCTGTACCGTAGGATACCGGGTAAAGTTCCCCAGCACACCGGGGCTGTTGTTGTTGGAAATATCTCCGCTGGCCACGTTCAGGCTGAACCGGAAGATCGCCGCCGGGTGATAGCCCCCATCTGCGTCTGTGGTGCATTGCAGAACCGTCCAGTCCCAGAAGATGGGCGTCACCGCATCGGAGATCAGGGCGTTGGTCACGATGACCTCCTGCCCGTCCGCCGTCTGCCCCAGTCCGAACATATAGTAGCGGTATGTCTCCTGCGATACCGCCTTGCAGTCCAGAATGGCCCGCTCCGAAAGGGGCGTCTGCGCCACCGGTTCCAGCGTTGCTTCCCCCTCGTGGTAGCGGTAAATGGCAAAGCCCGTCAGCGTTCCGCTGAAAGCCAGGTTCCCCGCCTGCAGGCCGCCTCCGGCGAAATCCGTCTGGAATAGTGTGTTCCCGGAAAACGCCCCCGGCATCCAGCCGTCCTGGTTCAGAATCTGGTCCAACACACTGGCTTCCAGAACCTCACCCGTCACCCACAGATAGTCGCAGGTTTGTACGCCGCCCAGCGTCAAAGAGGTAATGGATCGCCCCGCCAGCTTTACCTCGCTGCTGAAAAGGTTGCCGGACTGAGTACCCTTGTTGGGATACAGTTTCGGTCCGGGGTACAGGGTCACGGCGGGATACAATGCGTTGACCCATGTAACCTGCCGGAGATAGATTTGTCCGCCGGTGATCACCAGCGTCCATTCGTCCTCCGCCGTTACGCCGCGCAGGGCGTCCTCCCAGACCTCCACGCCGTCCACCGTCATAGAAACGCCGGACTTCCCCAGCGTCACGACGGCAGTGCCTCCATTCATCCCCACTGTCAGAATGGGATTGTCAAGAGTCACGTCCACCATCCCGCTCCACACCAAGCTCCACGGCTGAGTGTAGTTCATCGGCTGACCCGTCACCTTGTCCCAGATCACGGTCCCATCCGCTCCCAATACCAGCTTTCCGTTTTGGATGCGGTTTTCTCCTGCCGCCGTGCCCTGCACATCGTACAGCCCCGGCCATGTCACCCGGATACCGGACTTTTTGCAGTTGGGACAGGCCACCACCGCGCCGGTGGTGGTGGCGGTAGCGTAGGCCACCCGGAAATCCACCCAGCCGGTGTCTGCCTGAACGCCGTTCTCCGTCTGCACCTGACAGCGAACGGCGTAATCCGTGTCGGAAAACAGGCCGTCATACTCCATCCGCAGTTCCGCCGTGCCGTAAATGCGCCCGCTGTCATAGAGCGCCGTATCGCTGCTTTTTGCCCGGAGCATCCACCGCACCCAGTTCAGCGTGTCTCCCTGCGCCTGAGAATAGGCCGCCGTAAATGCGTACTTCCGCACCGTCAGCGGCGAGGGGATGGCGGCCACGGTCAGTACCGGGTCCGCCCTCGTCAGAAAGACCGATGCGCTCCGCTGGGTCACGCTCTCTGCGTCGGTCTCCCCCCACCACTGCTTGATGATCAGCTTGTACTGCTGCCCATTCTCCATATTCGCCCCGCTCAATGCGTCAGCCGGAATGGTGTGGGTAAACAGCACGGTGTTTCCCGCGTAGTCGATCCCATAGAAGGGGCATCCCTCCGTCAGCTTCCCCGTGGTGTACACCTGTGTGGACGCCGCATCGTTTTTGCAGATCGTCAGGGAAAACGCGGTCATAGCGGAGTTGCCGTTCACCTGCCAGCTCACCGTCAGCGGCTTCGTGATGTCAACCGTGCCGTTGCCCAGTTCCCCAAGGGACGATGGATAAATATTCGTTGGTTGGAATAATGCCATGCGCCCGCCTCCCTTAATGTTTGTAGAGGCCCAAGTTCCCGGCCCCGTGGTTCAATGCCTGCATGACCTGCGCAACGGTCAGGCGGTTGGCCGCCTCCGCCCCGATCTGAACGCCGTTTACGTTGTAGCTGTCTCCGTAGTGGTCATAGCTGGTCCGGCTCATCACCGTTTTCCCCGGCATGGTGCCGCCGCGCTCCGCCGCACCGTACAGCCACCCAAGCTCGCTCATCCGCTTCTGGAAAGTGCTGTCCGCGCTGGGTTCCAGCATCTTCTCCGCCAGCAGCGGGGGGATCACGATCTCGTCCTGACTGGTGGCCTTGATGCCCCCCAGACCCTTCAAAATGCCGCCGGAGTCATATTTTTTGTACGGGTCTTTTCCACTGTATTTGTCATTGATCTTGTTCTGGCGCTCTTCTTTCAGTTTGTCGATGGTGGCCTGACTGGCTCCGCTCTTCTCTGCGTTCTTGATGGCCAGAGAGTAATCCACATTGCTGTCATAGCCCTTGCCGCCGGACGAGCTGGACGAACCGCCTTTTGAAGAACTTCCGCCGGAACCGCTTCCGCCTCTGTCCGGGTCCTTGCCGCCGTACATGGCGTTGATCTTGTTCTGCCGCTCTGTCTCTAACTGCTTGATCAGCCCTTCCCCGGCCCCGGACTCCTTGGCCTGCTTGATGGCAAGGTTGTAATCCACGTTTTTGTCATAGCCCGTGTAGTGCATCTCGTTGCCGTCCGCGTCCACCTTCGTGTAAAGCCCGGAAAGTTTTCCATTGACAGCTCCCTGATGTACGTTGATGGCGCTCTTAGCATAGCCGTTCTCGTCATACGTGATGATATATCCGTTTTTCTCAACGGTTCGCCCCGCCAACTTTGGGTCACGGCTCATATCCGCGCCGGTGAAGGACCCCTTCACACCCTTTCCGTATGGCGTGGTGTCCCGGTAATTCAGGTTGGCGTCGCTGCCGTCTGCCAGCTTCCAGCCGGAGTCCCCCTCCTTGAACCCCTCGTTCATTTCTGTCTGCGTCCAGCCGCCCCCCGGATTCTTCGTGTAGTCGAAATGGAAGCCGCCGGTCGCCCCGGCCGCACCCATCATTCCCGGCAGCATCGTCTGTCCGGGGAGCATAATCCCATTCATAGCCCCGGCAATGTACTGGTTCAGCTTGCCCAGCAGGTTGTTGACCTCCTCCACCTGCTGCCGCATCTTGGGCGTGCCGTTTCTGGCAATGTCGCTGAGAATGTCGTCAATGGTCCGGGTGGGGTCCTGTAAGCTGTCCGTGATCTTCTTCCACTCGTCCTTCAGGGTCTCGTAGGTCTCTTCGATCAGCTTTTTCTTGGCCTCCAGCTCGTCGATTTCCCGCTGAAGGGCCAACTCCCGCTCATACTCCGCCAAGTCCTCCTTTGCCTTTTCATAGGCGTCCTGTGCGGACTTGACCGAGGATGCGTTGGCCTCCCACTCCCACTGTCCGGTTGCGGCGTTAAATACCCGCACCGTCCGTTCCTTCTGGGCTTCCAGCAAGGCGTTCTGCTTTTCCAGCACCGCCGCCTTCAACTGTTCCAGCTTCAGGGCTTCGTCCTCTGTTTCCTTGGCGTCCTTCAGCGCCGCGATCTGCTTGTCGATGGCGTCAACCTGCTTGTCACGGGCATCCGCCGCTTCTTCCAGCTTTTTGTTTACGGCATCTTCCAGTTCGTCCCAAAGATCCTCCTGCAGTTCCTTGATCTGCTTGGTAATCTTCCAGTGCTCCGTGGAAAGGGCGTTGATGTCCGCCTGACTGGCCCCGATCCGCCGCATATACTCCGCCTGTGCGTGGAGCGCCGCTTGGATCTGCCGCATCTTGTCGATCTGATCCGCCGTGCTGTCCCCGCGCTCCTGCATAAGGGAAAGCTCCGACTTCCGCAGAGATACAATGTCCTTCAGCCGTTCCAGCTCCGCATCCTTGGTGGACTTCCCTGTGGACGATGTGGTGGAGGACGTATCCACTGTGGAGGTGGTATCCACCGTCCCGCTGTCCCGCCCGGTGTCCGTAAACATGGACTTGTAGATCCGGTTCAGAACGATGGCACGGGCTTCGTCATAGGTCTTGGCCTTTCCGGTCTGCAACAGGCCCTTGATGGTCCGCTCTACATCCTGCGTCTTGGCGGCACCGATCATGCCCACGGAATAGGCGGCCGCCCCGGCCTCGGTGGCCAGCTGCCGCAGCGCCCCGATCTGCTGACTCAGGTCCAGCTTTTTCTCGTTCAGAACGATCATCCGCTTCACCAGATCGTAAATCTGGTCCCCGGACTTCCCCGCCTGCCGCTGTACTTTCAAAAGTCCCGCCACATAGTCGCTCATGGGCTGTGTGGCCTTGTTGACCTGTGCCAAAAATGCCTTCAGCACGTCATAGTCCGCCTGTTGGGCGTCCGTCAGTTTGCCGTTGGCCGTGATGGCTTCCTCGTAGGCTGCCACCTGCTGTTCCGCCGCCGTTTTCACGGCGTAGAAATCGTTAATCTGGTCCTGTTGGATGCTTCGCCCGGATTGAAGCTGGTCCGTGTACGCCTTGGCTTTGTCCGCCAGCGTTTCGTAGGTGATCCCCAGCCGTTCCAGGTCTGCCGTGGTGCTGATGGCCTGTCCCGTCACCAGCCGCAGCTGGGCGATCATTTCCTCCGTGGAGTTGAAGGACCGGCCCACAAATTCATCGTAGCCCTTCACGCTGCCCATGGACGTAATGGTGGTTCCACCGGCTCCGCCCACGGTCTGGGCCTTCTTCTCCGCGATTGCCGTCAGGTGCTTGATCTGCTGTTCCAGTTCGGCGTTTTCCGCTTCCAGCGCCTTCTTTTCCTCGATCAGCTCCGGGGTCAGGTCATGCCACGGGATTTCGTTGATCTCGTCCAGCCGCTTTTTGTTTTCCTCTAATTGGGTGTTGTCGGTCTCGATCTCCGTGTTCAGTGTGGACAGGCTTTTCCGGTAGTCCTCCGTCGCCTTCCACACAAGGCTGAACGCCCCTGCCGCCGCCGCGATTGCCAGCAGCCACGGGTTCATGGCGATCCCCGCCGCAGAAAGTTTCGTGATTGCCGCCGCAGTTCCCTTCGTCGCCGCTTTCAGCGCCAGCATTCCCAAAACCGCAGTCCCGGAAACCGCCGCGAAATGACCAACGTCCGTGTTCAGGACTTCCACCGCGCCGATCAGCACGTCCAGCCCGCCCTTAACGGCGTCGGTGCTCACCATGCTTTGGATGAACTCCGTCCATTCGTTTTTCAGAATGTTTGTCTTGCGGGTCCAGCTGTCCATGGCGTTGGAAATTTCCTTGTCCGCGCTGCCTACGGCGTTGGCGTAGTCTTTCAGCATGGACTGGTACATATCCCAGTTCTGGATCAGAGCCAGCAGCTGGCTCGTCCGCAGCTTGCCGCCGATGTCGCTGACCATCTCCATCAGCTTTTGTTCGGTCAGCAGCCCGTCCTTCATGCTCTGGGCAAGGCCCCCGATGGCTTCCATGGGGTCAATGACCTCGCCGGTGGCCTTCGCCGCTTCATACGCAGCCGGGGCGTACTCCCGGATCACGTCCCTCAACCCGGCGATCTCCCCGGTGGTCCACGTCACGCCCTCGTCGATCTCGGTTTTCGTGTCCCCCACGATGTTCAGCACCAGTGCCCGGAACGCACGGGCCGCTTCGCTGCCGCTCCGCTGGGTCACGGCGGTGATCGTACCGATGGCTGCCGTCAGTTCATCGATCCCCACATGGGCCTGTGCCGCCACCGGGGCCACGGTGCCCAAGCCCTCCGCCAGCTTTTCAATGCTGGTGGCGTACTTGTTGTCGATCTCGTTGGCGCCGTCCAGCACCTTGGTCAATGCTTCAATGTTGCCCTTGTACTGATACGCCGCGTCCACGGACAACAGGAATTGCTGTGCCGTTTCCGCGTTGGTGTCGCCCACCAGCTTTGTCTTGGTGGCCAGCTCCGCCAGTGCGTCCGCCTGTTCGCCGTAACCGGCACGGGCAAACGCCGCCACAGAGTTCAGATATTCGTCCGCCGCTTCGCCGTAGGCCGATGCCGTCTCATACGCCCGGTCCCGCAGTTCCTCCATCTGCTCCGCTGTAAAGCCCGTTACCTTGCGGACCGTCACCATCTCATCGTCCACCGCTTTCATGGTGGAAATGGCGTCCCGGAAGGCCCCAATGGTCTTGGAGACGATGGTGCCCACCACTTGCCATTGCAGCATTTTCAGGTAGGCGTTGGTAAAGCTGTCCCCTAACAGGTTGGTTTTCTCAGTCATCTCCTTCGTGCCCTTCTGGACCTTATCGGAGGAGTTCAAAAACGCTCTTTCAAATACGCCGGCGCTGTCCGCCGCATTCTTGGCGGCGTTTCCAATGCCCACCATGCCCTCGATCTGCCGCTGCATGGCCGTTGGGTTATAGGGGGTGTTCTGCGCCGCTCTGGTCTGCTGTTGTAAATAGGCGTTGGCCTGACGGGTGGCTTTCAGTTCCGCGGCCGCGGCTTTCTCCGCCGCTTGGGCCTGCTGTCGGTAGTTCCGGGTCACGGTCTGCTGGGTCACAGCCAGATCCCCCGTCTCCTTGTTCAGCGTCGCCACCACGCGGGTGGTCTCTCCCAGCCGTGCGGAGAAATCCCGAACCTGCCGCGTGGCTTGCCCGTTTGCGTCAAAGGTGGTGGAGACCTTCTGCAAATTCTGCGCCAGCTTCCCGGCGGCATTGGCTGCGCCGTTCAGACCCTGCGCCGTGCCGTTCAGATTCACCTTTGTGGAAGAAACCGACGCGACTTCCTGCTTCAGCTTTGCGATCTCCGCCCGGACCTCTGTAAAATCGGGTACGCCCTTAAAGATAATTTTTGCCATGCTTCACCGCCCTGCCTTTACTTCAATATCCTTCGTCACCCTCCCGGCCCGTGTAGCCGTTGGCTTCGATCTGTAATTCTGCGTCCTGTTGGTTCATGGCCCGTACCAGCGTTTCCTCCGCCCGTCCGCCTTCTACCAGTCCCGTGACAAAATTTTCAAAAAACGGTCTGGCCGGGGGTCTCCGGGTCCAATCATAGGGTGGGTCCAGATGCTCAATGCGCCCGATCAGTGCGTCTCCGTTCAGCGGGTTTTCCACCTGTTCGCTCTCGCCGCTGGGCTGGTAATCCATGGCAACGCTGTCCTCTGTCACCGCGAACTCCGTGTTGCCGTCTATGTCAGCCAAGCCGCCGTATTCTCCCCGCCGGATATATTCCTTTGGGTCGAATTTTTCGTATACGTCGCCCTGCACGTGCTCGAAAAGGCATTGGGACAGATCCTCCCGCAGCGTGGGCATGGCCCCCGCCAGCGCCGCCTTGAACCGCTGTTCCAGCGCCGCCATGTCCTCGTCCAGCCCTGTGATCCTGGCAGACACGCTTCCGCTCATTTCCCCGCTCCTTTCCATCATGTTCGTGACCTCACGAAAATGGTCCCAAGCATACGCCGAAGCATGAGGATCTCATGCTCTCCCGTCTGCCGGGGAACAAAAAGCGGAGCCGACCGCCGGGTTTCCCCGGCAGTCAGCCCCGCTCGGCTCATCCTATCCAACGCTTAGGATAAGGCGTTTTTGGTGTGTTCCTTATTCGGCGGTGACTTCCAGAACCGCCTGCGCGGTGTACTTGGCCGCCCCCTCGGCGGGATACTGGATGGCGATGCTCCCGGTGCCCTGTGTGCTCCCGGCGGTCACAATGCCGTCCGTGGAGACCGTGGTCCCGGTAGCAGTCCCGGCGGTCACGGTGTACTTCAGCAGGCTTGCGGGAGAGGGCGTCACCAGTTCCCCGTTTTTCATGACCAGCTTGGCATTCACGGGGGCAGTGCCACTGGCGGCCACGCTCACCACGCCGCCGATCACAGCGATCCCGGCCACCTCGTCGCTTTCCTCGTCGGGAACCAGCACCATGTAGGCGGAAGTGCCCATGCCGCCGCAGGCGTCGCACTCGGCGGAGATCACGTCGGCGTCCTCATTGATGGCGCGGCCGGTGATGGTGGTGGTATCGTAGTTGGACTGGTCGCCGGTGGTGTTGGCCCCTTCGGGGTTCAGATACAGGCGGGGCACGATCAGGTAGGCCCAGCCCCAGCGGGTGCCCTTGTTCTTGCCGGACACGTTCTGGTATACGGCGATCTGCGCGGTGAAGTGGACGATGCGGCCATTAAAGGCGCTGTGCACCACGCCCACCTGAGCCGCGGGCTTCCGGGCAAAGTACCACACCTTGTAACTCTTGCCGCTCTCGGCGGTGAAGCCGGTAATGGCGCCGGTGGCGGGGTCAATGGGATAAGGAACGCCGCCCACAGAGTAGGAGGACGCAGCACCCACCTCCTGCACGTAGCAGAAGATGTTGGAATAGCCGTACTGGGCCACCGGCACCAGCTTGCTCACGTCGGCCTTCAGAGAAGTGCCCGTGGCCTCCACCGTCTGGCAGACGGGGGAAACGGCGTTGTAGCTCACGGTGCCGCCCACAGCCATCATCTTGCTCATCAGGTCGAAGTCCGCGCGGGTGAAGTTCACCTGCGTATCGCTGTCGCTGGCAACAATCGTGGCAACGCCATTGCCAAGGCCCGCTCGCAGGGGGTCGATGTTGCCGGAGAACTGGATGTTACCGGTGGAGAACTTGTCGCTCTGGCTCAGAACCTCGCCGGTAACAGGGTCCTGAAGCTGTGCGGAGCAAATGCCCTTCGGGTAGAGTCTCTTGTCAGTAAAAGTGATCATGTCTGTTCACACTCCTTTTAAGTTTGTTCCTTGTTGTTGGTAAATTGGTTCAGCGGGGTCATGTCTCCCGCGTCGTCCCGCTCCCGGTCATAGAAAAGGTGGGGTACAGGGTTCCCGCCCTTCCACTTCACGCCGTTGCCCTCCGAAATGCCGCAGATCAGATAATCTGCCGCCCGCTGGATGGCTTCCTGACGCCGTTTCAGCTTCAGCAGGGGCCATTCGTCCATCTCTGTTTCCTCACAGCCCGTAAACAGGGCGATGGAGGAAAGCAGACCGGCCGGGTCCCGGCGCAGCTTCGGCCCGTTTCTTCGGGCCAGCTCCGCCTCCGCCTCCAACAGGTCCGGGTTGGCGTCCTCATCCGTCAGCTCAATGCCGTTCTGATAGGCCAGAATAGCCCTGAGTCGCTGGAATTGTACCGGGGTAATGGTGATTTCTTCCTCACCGTTCCATGTAAAGCATATTCCCTTTAAATCCATTGTGTTTTCAGGTGAAAGTTTCACATGAAACAGGCGGATGCGGTCCGAAAGGCTCCGGCCCTCCCCCAGCCGCAGCGCCAGCGCCAAAAACGCCAGCGCCCGGTTGAAAAGGCCCACCGGTTCCTCCCCCCGCTCCATGCTTTCCAGATCCATGACCCAATAGGCTGTCAGCAGAGGCATGACCGCATAGCGCACAGGGAGCGCCTGCTGGATTACATCAATGGCCGGTCTCGCCAGCTCAAATTCCTCCTGCTCACAGACCCGGATGGGCCATAGGGTCAGTCCGGCGGTTTCTATGGGTTCGTAGCGGTCCGCCGCCCGCTTGATATTCCGTGAGAGTTCCATTCCTTTAATTCATCCTCTCCAATATCTGAAATTAAATGGCAATGCCTGCGGTGGCAAACAGCGCCGCAATACAGGCCCCGGCGATCAGCCAGATCACTTTGTCCACGAGGCTGTCCCACCGTTTGGCGGACTTCCCTTCCATCTCCGTCATCTTTTCATCGATCCGGCTCACCTTTGTCCCCATCTCTTCTTGCTTGGTCGCCATTACCTCTACGCTGGCAGTCAGCTTGATCAGCGCCTGCTGATCCCGCTCCACATCGTCCATGCGGTGTTTCAGGGACTTGATCTCGTGCTCATGCCCCTCTATCTTTACGGCTGCTTCTTCCATGTTCATGGTGGCTGTCCTCCCGTTGTGAATTTAGTAGTCCTCAATGGTATCCCCCATGGCGTTTTCGCTTTCCGCCCAATGTATGCTCATTTTCAGTTCCCGGCCCACCACCGTGCCCGTCTGGTCATACACCGGTCGGCTTCCGTTGTCCGCGTGTGCGATACGGGAAAAATCGCACACGCCGATCCCCGCCAGATTCACCCCGTTCAGTGCTTCGATGATGCACTGCTCCATATCGTAGGAGCGGGCGTATGCCTCCGTTTTAGTGGTAGTCTCTTGGTTCACGTTGCAGGAGATCACAAACGTGATCCCGATCCGCGCGTCAAAGGGCGTCTGTGAAAAAATGCGGCCCAAATAACATTTGATCGTGCTTTTCGCCTCCGTCTGGGCTTCTCCCCAGAATTTCTGGGCGTAAAGGCGATACCCTTTCGGGTGCTTGCGGCGCTGGGTGTTGCTGTCTACCACAGGCTCGTTCCCGTCAAAAAGAAGGCTCTGCTTCTCCTTGGCCGTGGGAAGCCGCTCTCCTAGCGGCTTGGCCCCGTCATGCCATAGATATTTCATCAGCCGGACACGGGGCCGGGTGTTGTCGTCCACCGGCTCGTAGCCGTCCGGCAGCGGCAGGTCCATCAGATAGGTCAACAGCTTGTGGGGGATCTCCTCCGCCCCACGGAAGGTCAGAAACCCGCTTTGGACTCTCTCAAATGGATAGGTGGGGCTGTGGAAGGCCGGGTTCATTGTGCGCCGCCCTTCCGCTGCTGAAAGGCCGCGTCAAAGGCGCTCCGGGCCTCCTTCAGATCGTCCAGCGTCTTTTGCACCGCCTCCGGCGTCATGCTCTGCGCCGCAAGGTCCTGAAACCGGCTCACGGGATCGTTCATGGCTTGCAGCATCCCGTAAATCTCCGTTTTCAGCATCTTTTCCAGATCACGGTAGTCCGCCAGCAGGTCAAAGGCTTTGTCCCGCAGCTCCGGCCCTTTCCCCTTCATGCGGTCGATCTGGTTGAAGATGTGTCCTCCGGCCCAGCGGTCGTAGTCGTCGGCGGACATGAGGTAGGTTTCCCCCTCCACCGGTTCAAAGTCCTCTCCCAGATACAGCTTTACAAAGCCGCCCATGAGATACCGGCTCCGCCGCTCCACGTTCTCCTTGAAGTAGGGGAGTACCTGTCCTCCTTCCACCCGGACCTCCATCCGGTCAAAGCACCGTCCGGCGCACTCCGCCGCAAAGGCCGCCTTTTCCATCAGGGGTACATAGTCTCTGGCTGCCAGCAGCCCTTCCTCCGTCAGTTTTTTCCATTCCATATACGTCATTCCTTTCAGATTTTTTGGAATTTCTCACGATCAATCCCCCGCAGGGGGCACACCGCCGCCTGCGGTGTATTCTCCCACTGCCCGGTCACGCCGCATAAATGCTGGTGCCCGCAGATGGGGAATTTTTGCCCCGGCTGCATCTCACACAGCAAGCTCACCGTTCCGGGCCGCTTGTAGGCGTATGGACACTTCTCTGCCATCACAAGCCCTCCAATTCGATCACTGCGCTGACGCTCTCACCCTCGCAGCTGGCTGTCACCGTCAGCGGTTTTGGGCTGTTCCCCCAGCACCGGACTGTCAACCGGTTTCCATTGACACTCACGCTGTAAGAACCCTCTGCGGCTCCCTCACAGGTCCATTCCACCGCCGCATTCTGTTGAACGCCGCCGATAAACAGTGCCGCCTCCAAGGTCTCCACATCGTAGGGTGCCATGTAGCGGGGAACCTCATTCAAAAACTTCACCGATGGCGTTTTTTCGCCGGACGCCTCTACCGTCACCGCAAATCGTCCTTCATAGGCCGGGTTCTGTTTCAGAGCGGCGATAATCTGGCAAGTTCCCTCGGCGACCGCCGTCACTTTTCCGTCCGCGTCCACCGTGGCCACGTTGGGATCGTCCGACCGCCACACATAATTGATCGGGTGTTCTGCGGTGTTCTCCACCTCGGCCCCGTTCCGCCGGGAAGCAGCGGTGAATTGGAAGGCATCCCCCGCCGTCATGCGTGGCGCCCCGGTGACAAATACCGCCCAGGAGAAGTTCTTCCCGCCTGCCACTTTCGCTTCCAGATCGTCGATCTCGTGGTTCGGCTCCTGCATTCTGGCATTGAAATACAGCAGGTGTGTGCTTTCATCGTCCCCGGTGAACTCCTGCGTCACGTCGGAGTAGCCGGTGATCTGATAGGCCCGCCGCCCTAAGATCAGGCGGCTGTTCTGGTCCAGCTGCTCTGTGTTGGCGTTGCGCTGGCAGATGATGTTGAAATAGCCCTGCATGATGAGGGTCATTTCCTGGAAGTCGTTGGCCGTGGCCTGTGCCAAGGACTTTTCCACAAGGATCGGTTCTTCCCGGATGTTTCCGTACCAATCCAGAAACCGCCATACAGCGTTGCACCGCCGCATGATCCCGGTCCCTATTGCGCTGGACAGGTTGGAGGGGTTCGTCACCAGCCAGTAGGAACCCATGGTCTCCACCTTGGCTCCCTCCGGGATGTAGTCCACTCCGGCGTCCGCCACCAGAAACGCCTTCTGGTCATCGGTTTTCCGGGTGAGGCTGACGCCCTGCTTGGTGGTGTCGGAAAGGCGGATGTGCTTTGTGCTCCACCGGTAGAAGTCACCGGGAACCAAGCCCTGCATCCGGGCCGTCACAAAGTCCGTGGCGTAGGGGGCCATTTCCTCCACAAACCGGGCCGTAGCCTCCGCGAAATACTGCCGCTTCCGGTCCCGGTATTGGGGCGGTGCGTTGGTCGCCCTGCCGCTCCCGCCGCTCAGCAGGCCGATGTTTTTCATGCCGTGCTTGGCGTCCGCCATGTGGCTCCCTCCTTTCAGATCAGCTCCATCTGCCGCGCCGACCGGCGGAACGCCGTGGCGTATAGGCAGTCCTGCTCATACTTTCGCAGTTCTTCGTTCAAAAGTCCCCGGTTCTGCAATTTCTTCTTGCTTCCCTTTTCCATGTACTGCGGCTCGTTAGGCGGGTTAAAACTCCGGTCATGATCCTTGGGCGCATCGCTGAGCCAGTTGCGGAAAAACCGCTCGTCCCATACGGATGCTACGCACAATCCCAACAGCCGCTTTTGCTCCGCCGTCAGGTCATGGGCAAAGGCCCCGTCGGTGTAGAAGTCCATTTCGTACTGCAATCCCGCGTCCATCTGCGGCGGGAAGGTCACGGTCCCGGTCTCCGGGTCATACACCGCCTCTCCATACGGTACTAAGAGTACGGACCCGTCCGGCTGCTCCGCCCGCTGTGCGCAGGAGAATAATTCGTAGCCGGTCATCCCAGTCTCTACCTTCGTTTCTTTCGCAATGCTCTCCAAGGTGGAGACCCATGCGCTGTCCCCGTAGGCGGGTTCCGTCAGTCCCTCCTTCAGGTAATCCACCATCTCAGGGGGACGGTTGAATACCGGGATCGCGTTTTTCATGTACAGGCTCATCCGCCGAAGGAACCGCGCAGGACTTTCCGCCGCCTGATCCGTCAGTCTCACGTCATCAATAAAAACCATGGCATGGTCCGAAATGATCTCGCTCCAACTCGTTCCCATAGCCGTCCCTCCTTTTTGGCCTGTTTTATATGTTTTCCGTCCCGCCCTGTTTTTTCGGAACGGTCATGTTCTGTTTTAATATTGCCCCATGCCGCCGCATTCCCAGTGGCATGGGGCTTTTTGCCTGTTTTCTCTCAGCCGGTCCAGTCGGCCTTGGTCTCCCGCACGTCGATGTGGGTAAAGCCCTGCTTACTGTAAATGCCCACGCCGCCCCAGTCAGGCATCAGCTGTCTGGCATAGGCCGCCACCTGTTCCGGCTTCTGTCCTTCCACGGAAATATCAGCTGCCGTGCCGTAGCAGTGCTGGCTTTCCGTCACGCCGCCCACCTTGGCGTTGTACTGGGGAGTCCGGTAGCCACTGTTGATCACCACAGCGGAACCAAAATAAGTGCGGATGGATTCCAGCACCATTACCAAACGGGGAGCCACCAGAACGGCGTCGCTGCCGTCCCTGCAGGCAAACTCCTTGACCTTGAAGTGGGCGGAAAGACGCTTGTTTCCGTCCTTGGCCTTGGAGTATCCGTTGATTCCAACCATGCTCATCACCTCATTTTGTATAATGCACGAACCATCTCTGCCCGTGTCACCGTCTCCCCCGCATTGCTGTCCGTCAACAGCCCCTTGGCCTTGCCCCATGCCAGCGCCGGTTCCTCCGGATTGACTGGGGCCGGGGTAGGGTTTGTGGTAGCCGCCTTCCGCTCCCAAAACAACAGCAGCGTGGGCACCTTCCGGGAGCTGGTCACCTTGCCGCCGGGGAAGATTCCCTGCGTGGAGCCGCCGCCGTCCAGCATAAGGGCGTCCACCACGCCCAGCCCCAGCAGTTTGTTCTGCAACTGGTCACGGGTCAGGCTGGCCTTGTCGCACCAAAGGCAGACCTTGCCGTTGGCCAGCCAGCCTACCGCCGTCCGGGCCGCAGACCGGGCCACGTCTGGCGTCAAATTCCGGTGTAGTTTGGCCCCCGCTTTCAGGAGAGGGACGCCGGAGAGGAACGATCCTCCCCGGTCCGTCAGCATCTTCGGAAGTCCGTCAGAGCCGATGGAAATGCCCCAGTCCTGATACGCGTCCCGGCTGATGATCTTTCCATCGATCACCGTCCAGCCCACCGGCTGAAACTTCCCGTTGAACAAATAGCCGTTAATGATGTGGGTGCAGCCGGTTTTCGCCTTGATCTGCGCCGGGGTCAGCTTTGCCGTGTTGTGGTAGATCTGCGCTCTCGCGCAGTCGAAGGTATCAACCATTGACTCTCACGGCCTTGGTGGGATGGCCGCTCTCGTCAAAGGTAATGCGGTAGTGGCCCTCCGGCACCCAGACTTCCTCCTCGGTGTTGGCCTTGGCGGGGTTGAACCGCATATAGTCATGCAGATGCTTCACGTCCTCAGGCTCTTTCTCAGCGGAAATGAAGCCCTCTTTCATTTCCGTCTCAGACCAGCCGGTCTGGGGGCCGTCCGGCGTCATGGTGTAGTCCAGGTGGAAGTTGGCACCCGCCTCCTTCAGCAGCTTGTTAATCTCCTCGATGGTCTTTCCGTTCTTCTTGCCCCCAGTGATGATCTCAGCATATTTCTTGTCCATGATTTGTTCTCCTTTCAAATCAAAAATGGTTGTTGATTCTATCTATGTCCCCCTTGTCCGCATCCCCCGTCTCTCGTTCCCTATGGGGGTTGGTTTCCAAAGGCGGGGGCCGCAGCCCCCGGCCTTTGTGCCAGAGGGGGTATGGGGGACGGTGGCGTCCCCCATGTTTCTGGTGGGGGTCTAAGGGGGAGGCATCTTTGCGCCAAAGATTCCTTCCCCTTGCCCTGACATGGGAATGTTCCCCTGCGGGGAGCGCAATTTTAATTACTCATCTGCTTTGCGATCTGATTCACGCCGGTGCTGGCCAGACCGCTCACAATGCCCACTGCCACGGCGGTGAGATAGTCCGTTGCGGGGAAGTCTGCCATGATCAGCATCCCCACCACGCCCAGAACGCCGCCGGATACGCCCACAACAATGGGAATCCACTTGTTCTCAATGGCGGTGGCCTTCACAGCCATTCCGATCAGGTAGCAGATCACCGTAATGACCGCCACGCTGGCAATGCCAAATCCGTAAATATCCATGTCTAATTCCTCCTTTTGACCTTAGTCCTCTTCCGCTGCCTCCGCGCTGTTCAGCGCGTCCAGCACCGGGCGGAACATCCCCTTCCGCCGGGGGTCCTCCTTGGGTTCCTCCGCATACCGGGCCTTGTTCTTTGCGTTCAGCTTCTTCAGCAGCTCCCGGCTGTCGGCGCTTACCTCGCCCCGCTCCCATGCGTCATAGTAAGCCTTGGCCACCATCTCCTGATGCTCCGTGCAGAGATCGTCGAAGATGTCCAGCAGCTTGTCCCCCATGGTCACGGCGCAGCGGAAGGCCGTCTCGTCCAGCACCTCGCCCTTGCGGTACGCGCAGTGATACACCGCCCGTTCGTCATCCGTCATGCCGGAGAGCACCACCAGCCAGCGCCGCTCAATGAGCCGTCTTGCCGTTTCATCATAGAACCGGCTCCACTCGCTCTTGGGCACCATCACGGTGCCGTTCTTCCCGGTCACGGTGCCGTACATCCCGTTGGGGCCGAATACAGCCAGATTATCGTCCGCCACCGGGGCGCACCAGCGGAGCGTCACCTTTTCCGTGTCCGCCATCACCTGAACCACTTGGGGCTTAACCTCCGCCATGGCCTTTGCAACGGCTTCCGCCGCCGCCTGTTTGGCGATCTCCGCTACCTCTTCGGCTGTATAGAGCTTTTTGGGTTCCTTCTCCGCCGCAGGCACTTCCGGTTCAGCCACGGGCGCAGCCTTTGTCTGTTCCCGCAAGGGCTGGTCGGCTGCTTCCAGCTCCTGCGCCTCGATCCCCGCCGCCACATCTGCGGCCGTCCGTTTCTCTTTTGCCATCTTTTCCGCTCCTTTCAGATGCAAGATGTTTGCTCGTTTCTCGCGCTCCGCCCTCATGCAGGCTTCGCGCCATATCCGCGGGAGAGAGGGGTTCCTCCCTCCCGCTTTGGGTCTTACGCGTTGATGACGGCCATGCGGGACGCCAGCACCGGCACACAGTCGATGGACATAGAAACCACTACGTCGATGCTCATGTCTGCGGTCTGGTCGGGGGTCAGCTCCAACTGAATGGGCGTGCCCTCCTCCATGCCGATGTAGACGGGCTTGTAGCCGCCCGCGGGCACCAGCCAGATCTTATCGGCGGGAACAATATCGATCGCACTGGTATTCTGGGTCCCCGGCACAATGGCCGTGTCGATGGGCATCAGGTTCATGCCCATGTACTCGCCAAGGAACCCATAGCGCGTCCAGTCCAGCCCCAGCATGGTGGACAGGGCCGCATCCAGGTTCACGGTGGAGGCGTTCACCACACCGCTGGGCAGCGCCTTGGTCAGGGCGGAGGGACGAGCCACGCCAATGATGTTCCGGTAACGGGTCCCGTTCACCACGCTCACCCGCTCACCGGCAGTGACCCAGTTTGCGGAGGTGTTGGTAAAGTTCATGTTGTTGGGCACATAGGCGGTGTTGGCGGTCATCTTGGTCAGGGTGCTGATCCACAGCGCTGTGATCTTGGAGTACATACCGGCGGCCAGAGCGTTGAAGAACCGCCCCATGTCGGCATCGTTGCCCACCAGCTGATACCACTTCATGCTCACCCGTGCGGTGCGCAGACGGGGGTTCAGGGTCACGCTCTTGTTGTAGAGGGTGTTGGCGGGCTTGGAGCGGGAGGCGCCCCAGCTGTCATCCTCAAAGAGGAAGATGTCGTTGCTCATGATGTCCAGTTCCTTGGTCTGGCCGATGGGCACGGTGGTCATCTCAGCCAGCCAGCCCAGCCCGGAACTCATGACGGTGGGCAGCATGGGGGTCACGATCTCGGTGACGATACCGGCCAGAGTCTTGAGGTACAGGCTGTCGCTCATAAACTTGCGCTGGTTGCGGCGGAACTCGTCCAGATCAGCGGGGGGAATCTCCCCGCTCAGGGCGCACACCCGCTTGGCGCAGAAAAGCAGCAGGTTCTTCTGAAGGTTGCGGTTGGTCATGCTGTAGCTGTTCTGCCCCTCGCCGTCCGCCAGCATGGCGGTAAAATCGTCGGGCTGCTTGGTCATGACCCGCAGGGTGCGCTCGTCCCGGCCCAGACGCTCACGCATCAGCAGACGACCGCAGGTCACGATGTCGGCCCGCTCACGTTCCGCGTTGCTGAACTCCTTGGCGGCGCTGTCATACACATTAGGATCAATGCTGTTCAGTCTGATTGCCATTGTTGTCACTCTCCTCTCGTTTCTCAGCCCGCTGCCGCGTCAACCTTGCAGGCCAGCACGTCCACGAACTCAAATGCGCTCTGTGCGCCCTCGGTAAATGTGCCGCCGGTGGGCAGAACCTTGAAATACGGAGTCCCCACGTCGGTGGGAGCGGCGGTGGCGGGCACCAGCAGACCGTTGGCAATGGTCAGGAACTTGTTGGCCCCCAGAGCGGTGGACACGTTGCCGATGCCGAACCGGTAAATCTTGTTCCCGTCGAACACGATCTTGGTGAAGGTGACGGGATAGCCCTTGGGAGCGGGCAGGCCCAGGGTGTTGGCGCCCACCTTGTAGAGGTTGCCGGTGGCGGGGTCCTGAACCATGTTCACGTCATAGGGGTTGCAGGCGTAAATGCCGTCGCCCTCGCTCTTCACGGCGGCTCCGGTGGCCTTCATGTTCCAGCTGTTGCTGTTCTTGATGGTCACGGCGGCATCGGTGGGTCCAACGCCCACATAGCCCTCGCAGTCCATCAGCTCATCCTTTACGCACAGGAAACCGGCGGAGCAGGTCTCGTCTGCCTTATCGCCGTTCTGGAACTTGCCGGTGATGTTCAGGGTCTCGTCGAATACGCGGTTGGTCACACGGGGCCAAAACGCAGTCTTTTCAATGTATGCCATTGTGATTCACTCTCCTCTCGTATCTCAGCCGTTCATGCGGGCAAGCATTTCTTCAATGCCGCCGCCCTCACCGCTGTTGGTCTTGGGGTTGTTCCATGCGAAGGAATGCTGCTTGGCGGCCATTTCCTTCTTGCGCTTTTCGGTCTGTGCCTTGCCGTGTGCGGCCATCAGGTCCAGCACGGCGCGGTCTGCGCCGCAGAACTTCCCGTCAGTCTCCATGGCTGCGAACTCCTCTGCCCGGTCACACAGGCCCTTGGCAGTCTCGGTCATGTCGGCGTCGCCTTCCACGGCGCAGGCCCGGATGTCCTCCAAGGCCCCGTTCACGGCTTCCTTCACGGCTTCGACCCGGCGCTCATGCTCGGCGGCTTCCATGGTGCGGATCTTCTCCTCCGCCTCGTTCAGACGTGTCTGCAGTGCCTTCACGTCCTCCGCCTGCTGCCCCTTTGCGGCGCAGGCATAGTCCACGATGTCGCTCACCTCTGCCATGGCGTTCACGCCCTCGCCAAAGGGGAAGGCTGCCGTGAGGTAAGCGGGCTTGATGCGGCTCTCCACCACGGCGCCGTTATCCTCCGCGTTAAAGGCGTAGGTATAAGCGCTGCCGGCAGAGTCCACGAGGCCAACGTGCATCCCGTCCTCGCTCAGAGCGACCACGCGGTAGCCCTTGAACTTTTCGGACATGGCCTCCATTGCCTTCTTGCTCATGATGTTCACTCCTTTTCTCTTGTTCGTTTCGTTGCTTCCCTTTCCGGGGTCCAGAGACGCCGCCCTCAGTTTTAATGTCTTAAACTCTTCCTGCATGGCACTCAGCGCCTTGATCCGCGCCCCCGGAATTGCCGGCGGCACATCGTCTCCCAGCACGGTCACGCCGAGACCCGCCCAATCCGTAATGATCTCGTTCTCGCCGTCCATGTGGGATTTTTTCGTATCGGTCTCAGCGGAAACATCCATGCGCCCTGTCCGCACGATTTTTTCCACCAATTCCGGTGCGTAAAACTGGAATAACCGGCCCTTTGCCCTGATCCACTCGTTCCCGTCCTCTTCCACAATGGAAAAGTCCTTGGGATCGTCGGATAGGGTCCCTACGATGCGCTCCGCCGTTCCGTCCATGAACGTGTAGCCCTTCTCGCCGGTGTAGGGGTCCCTCACTTCTCTCATGTTGTGTCCGTCCCCCACCTTGCGGCCCACATAGGCACACAGAATGGGCTGACCCACAAACGTCAGGTAGTGCTCCCGCATATTGCGGAAATCCCAATGATTCTCATTCAGCCCGGAGCGCATGACCCACAGCTCCACGCCGAACTCGTATTCACTGAGCCGCTGCATGACCCGCAGTTCGCCGGACATTTTTACGTGCTCCGGCGGGGTTCCTCTTGTCCGAAACGGCATGGTCACGCCTCCTCTCCGTCAAACAGCTTTTCCACCCAGTTGTCATAGCTGGTGGCGCTGCCGTCGGTCTTGTCATACATCTGCCATGCGTAGAGCATGGTCTCGTAGCTTTTGCTGTTCTCCATCTGAAGGTTTTCAAATTCCCTTGCCAGCGGATACAGCCCCACTTCTTCGCTGGTGCCCACGCAGTCCCGCAAGGCGTCCTCAATGTCCTCCAACAGCCGGATCACCTCTCCGAAAACGCCGTCCATGTCCTCCGGCCGCTCCCGGTATTCCGGGGTCTCCGGGTATTCCTGCATCAGGTGCCGCTGGTGGAGAATGTCTCCGATCACGTCAAACCGCTTGGGCTGTTCGTGGGCCAGACGGTGAATGGCGTCCGCCGTGTGTACCAGCCCAAATTCCACCAGAACCCACTCCTTCAGCGTGTCCAGACCCCGTGCGGCGTTCTGGTATGCCGCTGTGGCCCGCCTCGCCGCGTCCCGCAGCGGGGAAAAGCGGGGATTTTCGTAGTGGTAAATGTCCCGCAGCTTTGCCATGTGGTTTCCTCCTCTCGTGTTGAAAAAAAGCGCTGCCCACGCCGGAATATCCGGCGTCAGCAACGCTTTGCTCCTCCCGCTCACCGCTTAGAGCGGGGTGCTCTGTTCACTTTTCCTTCGGCTATTCGCCGTAGGTGTCGATGTCCGCCTCCTGGCCCTCGCTGGTCACGGTGCCGTCCCCCTTGGGTCTCCCGCCGGGGTTCAGATCGTGGGCCGCCTGGGGCGGCAGTCCGCTTTCGGACTGCTTGGCATTGTAGCTTGTCACCAGCGGCAAACGCTTATCCATGATGCCGCTTGCCTTGATGGCGTTGGAAATGCTCAGATCGTCCAGCAGCGAGAGATCGTTCATGGCCATGTAAATGATGGTCTGCGGCAGGATGCCGAGGGTCATGCCCTGCTTGGCCTCCTCCATCCGCTTTTCCTCTGTGGAGAGGGTCCCAAAGAGCGAGAACCGCCACGAATATTTCAAATTCAGCTTGTCCATAATGGCGGTCATCATCCGTTCGTAGCCCCGGTATACGCACTCCGCAAACTTTCCTTCGATTTGCAGGGAGATTTGGGCAATGCCCGCCTTTGGGTCCTCCGTGGTGGGTACGATGGCGGACAGCCCTGCCTTGTTCATGGCGTAGCTGTACCCGGCTGCGGAAATCTTGGTGGCGCTGGGTGCTTCTGCCAGTTGGTGCATTTTAATGTTTTCCACAGGGGCCGTGAACCAGCCGATCCCGCTGGTGTTGCTCTCTGTCAGCATCTGATACCACAGGTACTCAAACAGCCGTCGTCCCGCGTCGGAAAGCCGGTAATCGTCCTCTGTGCTTGTAATTTCGGACTTATCCTTGTAGGGGATCTCGCCGGTAAACAGGGCGATCAGGGGGTTCTGCACCAGTTCCAGCTGGATCTGCTCGTACTGCGCCATCTGCACCAGAGAGAGATACAGCCCCGCCAGCGGGGAAATGGCGTTCCGGGATACATCGTCTGCCTCAAAGGTGAAAATCTTGTCCACCGGCAGCGTCACCCAGTAGAACCACCGCCCGTTCTGGGAGTATACCTCCGGGTCTCCCGCCAAGCTGCCTCCGGTCTGCTTCCTCCGCTGTTCCAGCACGTTCAGGTCCACCCGGTCCCGCGCCGCGAAGATCACCCGCTTCCCCGTGCCCTCCGGTGCCCGCTCCGCCGATGCGTAGAAGTCATCCAGATAGGGCAGCAGCAGGTCTCCGAACTGCAAGGGGTCCGTCCCCGGCTGCATAAAGTACATCAGGTTCATCGCCACCGTGTATTTCGACACGTTGTTGAACCCAACGATCTTTACCCAGTCGCTGGGGAGCTGCTGTAAAAAGGCGTGGTTTACCTTGTTGTGGGGCTTGTCCACGCTAATCCGGGGATAGTAGAAAACCTTCCCCTCCTGCAAGACCTGCCCCGCGATCTCATGAGCCGTGGCTTTGGGGTCCAGCGTTTTCCGCAGCTTGTCCAAAAGCTGCCACTCCCGCAGGAAGTCCTCCCGCTTCGCTTCTTTCTCTGTGGCGTACTCCGGGGCAATGTAGCTGTGGTAGGTCAGCATTTCCGTGTACACCTTCCGAGTGTGAAACAGGGGATACGCCGTCCATTCCAGCGCGTGGGCCACCTGCCGCAGGCCCTGTTCGTTGCCGTCCGGTGCGGTGAGCATCTCCGCCACCTTGTCCTTGCTGTAATTCATCGGCAGGGAAGAAATGGCCTTTACGCGGCGGTTCTGAATGTAGGGGTTATTCCGGGTGTAGGTGTTGCTGGCCGCCCGCATAAATGCGCTGCTTACGGCGTCCATGGGCAGGTCGCCGTACTGTGCCGCCAGTTCCCGCAGCCTTCCGAATATCTTCGGGTACGAGGCGAACTGCACCGACCTCAATTCAGTTTGCAGGTCCATGCTCCCCGCCTCCCTTCATGCGTTCCCGCTCCTTCTGCAATTCCCATTCCAGCCGGTCCAGAGTGCTGACCCATTGCTTCTCCGCTGCTTCCGGCGTTACGCCCGCTTGGGCCGCCGCTTCTGCCAGGATCATGGTGTTGCAGTCCGCCAGCCACAGGCGGTCTCCGTCTGTCAGCCGGTCCAGGTCTGCCCCGGCCACCTCCACTGCGCCCTCCGGCTTTTTCCGTCCGGTGAGATACAGCAGAATGTACCCTGCGCAGATCCGGTAAAACCGGGTGTCATACGCGATCTCTTCCGTTTTCCGGGTCCGCCCCATGGCGTACAGCCGGTATCGTTTCTTCCGTTGAGCCATTGTCAAAACCTCCGGCCTCCCCGCCGCGCCGTCACCAGCCGTCCGCTGCTTCCGGTGCTGATAGGCGGAGCCACTTTGTTTTCCTTGAACCGATCCAGCGCCGACGCCCAGTCACTCTTGTTTTTCCCGTGGATCTCCGTCAGCAGTTCCTCTCGCTCGATCAGCTGGGCCAGCCGCAGGGCATATTTCGTGGCGGACCAGCTATCGCGCTGAATGGCCTTGGAAATGCGCTTCTCGCTCATCCCCGCCCCGCTGGGCACCAGCTTCAGGTTCTGTATCTGGCCGGACAGCTCCCGGCACTTCTGATAAGGCTGTGCGAACTGGTAGTCCCGGTCATCGTCCCGGATGCGGTGGGCGCGCTTATACGCCTCCACGCCCTCGTTGGCGTTCAGCGTCAGCAGTTCAACGTTGTGGTGCTCAAACTCCGTCTGTGCGTATTTCAGCATTTCAAAGTCCGGGTCCGTCACGCCGGTGCCGCCTGCCTTGATGGGGTAGATTACCGGAATGGCCCCCGGCAGCTCCGCCGCCGCATAGGCCGCGTGGTTCTTCACGCACAGGGGCGGAAGGCCGTCTCCCAAGTCGGTCATCAAATCTTCCAGCACCCCGCGCCCGTACTGCCAGGAGTCGATGGCGATGTAGGTTTGGCTGCCGTCATAGCAGAATCGGTTCCAAATGGCCTTCAGCCGCCGTGCCTGGGCCTTGCTCTGGTCCGGCGGGGGCCAATCGTCAATGTAGACCAGCTGCTTCAAAAAGCGGTCCCGTTTCAGGTATTCCCGCTGCCGCGTCAGCTTCAGCACCACGCAGGCGCATTTGGCGTTCTTTGCCGAATCCTCGTAGGAAACGTCATAGCCCACAATGTAAATAACCTCTTCTGGGTCCAGCTTGGGGTGCGGGTCCTTGCAGCAGTGCTCCGTCTCCATCACCAGCACCCGCTGGGAATCCGTCAGCACCTCGTCGGAAAGTACGGGGAACTCGTCCGCACCGGTGTACCGGCTCTCCATCTCCCGCATCCACCGTTCAATGGTCAGTTTCTCTTTCAGCTTTTGTGCCCAAGAATAGGGACGCATCTGCTGTAAAATCACGCATTGCCACGGAATATCCACCGCAAAAGATTTTTCGCCACGCCACATGGCTTTCAATACGGAGCACCGAACCTGAAAGGCGTGGTTCTGCTTGCGCCCCGCGCTGGTAATGGAATGGCTTTTGTATGCCACAAAGTTGGGGTCCGGTTCTCCGTTTACGTTGTGCCGCAGACGAACCGCCGGAAGTACAACGGTGGTGTATTCGTCAAAGTCGAAGGGCGGGTTTTCTTCTTGGGCGAACTCCTCCGCCGTAGCTGCGTGAATGTTATCGCCACGCTTGGCCCCAATGTAAAAGGCGCTTCCGCCGTCCGTCTCGATCTTGAAATCGTCCTTGCTCTCCGCACTGACCCGCCAGTGCTTGGCGAGGGCCGCATAGTCATGTTCCAAGGCGCGGAAGGTTTTTCCGCCGATACCCGCCAGCTGTTTTAGTGCCGGTCCCACATACAACACCTGTGTTCCCGGCCACACAACGCCGTTTACCATTTCAGTCAGCAGCTTTGTGTAGGTTTTTGTCATGCCGCGGGTGCCGGTGATCGCAACTTCCTGATTGCGGGCGTAGGCCCGCATCATCATGCGCTGAAGCAGTTCTAATGTCTTAAAATCGCTGTCATCACTGCGGAGAATGTCCGCCAGAATGTCGGGGTGCTAATACCAACGGCCTGTCCAGATCAGGAACGCATACCACGCATCCTCATAGTCTGCGTAATTTCTGGTTTCCGTCTCTTTCTTCTGTACCCAGCCAGAAGTCGCAGACCAAACCTTTCCGGATCGTCTTGCCATTGGTATCAACTCACCTCCCTTATCCTGGTTATTTCTTCTTTGCCGGCGGCATTTTCACAATGCCAAGTTCTTTGTACGACTCTTTTTCCTGTTCGTCAGGTTCCTCCGCAAACTCGCCCAAATCATCCCGCAGACGCATGTCCGGCGGAAGCGTCGGCAATTCTGAAAGGCCGTCATTGACCCGCGTTGTGTTGGCCATGTACAAAAGAATCTGTTCGGCGGCATCCTTTGTGTAAGAATACTTGGGCCGCCGGTGAAACAGAATCTCAAACATTTCATCCGGGGAACACTGCTTTCCGTTTTTCAAAAGCCCCGCCTTTTCCAGACGGTCCACAATGCCGTCGATCCTCAAGTCATCAATCGGCTTGGCATCCCGTTTCCGCAGTCCTTCGCTGGACAGGTTATCCTGAACCATTTTGTTCAGCTTAGCTGCCTTGTCATATTGGCCGATGGCCCGCATCTTGTCCCGGTCCAGTGTCATTTTCGCGCAGTCCCGCAGAATGAACTCCTGCTTTACGCTTACGCCGCCCGCCGCCATCAGGTCGCTGGACAGTGCCTCATAAATGCGGTCCAGCTCGTCATAGTCCTCAGAGGTGTAGGGGTTCTTTGCGGAGTTTTCGCCCCAGTTCTTCCTCTGCTGTGCCGTCCCCACCTTCCGGTTCCGGGCGGATTTCTCGTTGCCCACCGCCTTGGTAAACTCCCCGGCGGTCAGCCCCTCGCCAAAAATCTTGGTAATGTCCGTCAGCCCGTCCAGAAAGCCAAGGGGTTCTCCCCGCCGTGTGTCCAGCTTCTTCAGCCGCAGGTTGTCCAGATAGGCGATCCACTTCTCGCCCACGTCCGGCTCCTTTGGCACCGCCAGCATATCAAAGGGCCGGTCAAATTCAATGCAGCAGTAAAAAAGGGCAAGGCTGTCGCTCGTGGCACGGGCAATGGCGTCATAGCGTTCCTGCTGTGCAGTCAGTTCCGCCGTATCCATCGGTTCCAGTTCCATTCGCGGCCTCCTTCCCCTAAAAAAAACAGAGAGTGAAAAGAATTTATTTCTTCTCACTCTCTATTATTTCACAAGATTTTCCCGATTTGGTAAACTTTAGTAGCCACTTGAAAAATTTTTTATTCCGGCTCCAAGCCCAGGATGTAATCCACGCTCACGCCGTAAAAATCCGCCAGCGTGATCAGGGCCGTGGCCTTCGGTTCCTTCATGCCGCTTTCGTAAAATCCTACCATGCCGTGGCTCATACCGCAGTATTCGGATACCCGGCGGCTGCTCATGCCTCTGGCCCGCCGCAATTCCCGCAGCCGTACCGCGTAGACCGGCAGTTCCCTGCCCTGCTTGTGGTCCTCAGTCCTCTCCATCGTCCCCCTCCCCTTCCAGCAATTCGCAAAGCCGTTTCAGGTGCCGTTCGATGCTTTCCATCTTCCAAAGCAAAGAAAACAGCGCCAGCATCGTGCAGGCGTATACCGTCATGGCAATATTTCCGCTGCTCGCCTCATAGACCGCAAAGCCCACCACTACAAGCAGGATCACAAAATTTACAAGCGTCTCTGCCATGTCCTCCGCCCCCTTTCTCAGACTACCCGGACCTCTCCGGGCAAAAAGTTCTCCGTCACGTCCCCGCCAAGGGTTTTGGTCGTCACGGCGATAAACCGTCCCTTGGGGTGTATCCATGTCACCCTCCCCGTCCGCATCGGGCACAGTTCCACGCTTGACCGCTCACTTTTCGCCCGCTCCACCGGCAGCGTCTTGAACTTTGCCCGCACCGTCTGTCCGATCTTCATTTCCGTCCTCCATACGTCACTTTTTTCAAATCTTTGTACCGCTCAGCGTGCGGAATCAGCTCCGCCTTATCCCGGATGATCTCCTTCAGCACCCGGTCCATGTGCTCCTGACACACGTCCGCCGCCGGGTTTTTGTAGTCCAGCGCCGGCCTGTATTCTTTTCTCACCTCTGCCCATGCTTCGGTGAGCCTCATAATGCGGTCATAGCCCCAGCCCTCCGACTGGTGGATTGCGATTTGCAATGTATCAATGTCATATTGCGAGGTTATAACCATCGTTGCCTGAAGCAGCCGGTTGGTCTCGTTCTCCCAACGTTGCAAGTATCCAGATTGTTTGGCCATCTTACTTCCCCCTTAACAAGTGCAGTTGCGGCAATATAGGCTTTTGTAGTAACCCGAGAATATTGACCAAAGCGGATCGCGCTTCCCGCTTGATGTATTCAGTCATTATTTATTCTCCTCTTTTATTGCTGTGCCAACTTCATTGCCCCAGCAATCCCATCCGACGGCCTCTTGACGTGCGAATAGTTCAATGCGATGGAAATGATGATACATACTATCTATACGATTTCGTATTTCTGCGGGTTTTTCTGAGTGACGTCCAACCCTTTCGCTCAAAAACTGCTTAATATTTGTTACAGTACGTTTGGGGATTGTCCCTTTTTTAAATACCAAGCAAAGCTCACATTGGCTCAATGTATAAAATCCATAGTTTGTTCTTTGCTTGTCCCATACAAAAGCAACTGTTTTATATTCAAAGCCCCATTCCTTGCCTAACTCTATTGCAACATCTAAGTTTGGACTGGTTGCCCACATATATAGCAAGCAACTGTCATCAGCGATTTTGTTCACTGGTAATGCTTTTAATTCACTTATAGACATCGCAGGATAATGCTCTGTAACATCGTTTTCGTATTTTTTCCCTTCGCCATAATGTTGAAAGTTCATTTGCTTTTGTCTATACGCCCAAGGGGGATCGGCATAGATAATACGGTATTTCTTATCAGTGTTATAAATGTTTATAAATGCCATTGTCAGAAGTCCTCATCACATACGCCACGCAGTTCTCAGGGTCATTCCCACAAAGACATGGCGCATATACGCACGAATCACAAATTGTAAACATCTCAGTTAGTGTCATTGTCAGCACCTCCGTCCATCTTGGCCCTCTCAATCTCAAGCGCACGTTCACGAAGGTCTCCGAATCCGTACTCATCCTGCCGGCCCAGCTCCGCAGAGGCTTTTTGGCAGCTCTCACATAGATAACACGTCCATGGCGTTCCACGGAAACCGCAAATGCGTTCCATCATAGTCCCTCGGCAAAATGTTCGCCCACACCCAAAGCAAACATGGTCAACCCTTGTTTTGACAACTTTTCTTCCGGCAACATTCATGTGTTCATCCTCCGTCATGCACCGTTGTGTACTTCCAAATCAGCGTGTTCAACTTTCTCAGCCCCTCCATGGTGATTAGATCCTGCGCGCACATCTCGTCCCGCAGGCGCTCCAGTGCTTCGATTGGGGCCACGTTGACGGCAGAAATACGAATGGCACCCGCTTTCAGACAGTCAAGCATCCGATTTTGTGCAGGGCTTCGGCATGGGCTGCGCTGTCCCTGCACAGCTCTAAGCACTGCTTCCCGCTCAATATATTCAGCCATCTTCATCCCCTCCAAATTCCGCCTCGTACTGTTCCGGCGTGATAATCTCAATATCCTTTGCGGAGTAGCCCAAGGTGTCGAGGCATATCAGCTTCGCCAGTTTGTCTTTGTCAAGGGCCGCCGCAGCGTCCTCATAGGATACGCCGGGTTTTGCCTCAAATCTGATTTGAGCACCAAACGCCCCAGCCACGCTAAAGCAAATTTTATATTCAGCCATTGTCAGCCCTCCTTGAACGCATTGTAGTGACACCCCATGCACTTGGGAAACACATCGTCAGGGTTTGCTTTTTGATACTCTACAAATTCTTTTGCATCGTCCTTGGACTTGAAAACATTGGAATAATGCACGGTTGGATACGGATTCCGCTTAAAAGACGGGCTATAAATTTGGCAGTACAGTGCCCCTTGATAATCACAGCATGAAATTTCTTCGACTGTCCCCTTGTATATTTTGTTTGAACAATGCACCCACCACACGGTATCTCCAACATTCAGTTTTGTCTTAATGTCAGCCATTGTAGCCCTCCTGTTTCAGGTCTTGCACAGCCTGGTGTATACGCTTTGCGCAGGCAGGGCATATTTCTCCCACATCCACTATGACATCCACTATGTCCGGGTTGCTTGCGTAGATGCTTGCGTTGCTCTCCACGCAGACCCTATAAGTTTCCTGAATCTTGTGTATTTCTTTTCCGCAAAGATCACAAAAACGCTTCGTCATGTTCTTTCCTCCCTCCTGTTCCACTCTTTAACAGCATCTTCTTTTGTGTGGCCTCGCTTTGCACCGGCCCCACATCTCTGACACTGTGAGAAGTACCGATAATACAAATACTTGTTATCATCCGCAAGTATCTCTACGCCCTTATAACCACAAAACGGGCACGGCTTTAGGTCATTCATCCTTCATCGCCTCCACATAGCACCAGCTCTGGGGCGGGCGCTTGATGTCACCGCCCAATTTTTTGCAGTCTGTGCATTCCCATGTGTATTCTGCATGGCAAGAATCGCACGGGTCAGTTACACGCTGGAACTCGCTTAGTTCCCGCGGATGGTCATAGATCAGCAGGTCGGAGATGTGCCAGCCGTAACAACGCCCCTTATCGCCGATATAAGCTATAATTTCTGCCTGAGATAAGCACGTCGCAGGGGAAAAGGCGGCATTTGTCGGACACCATAGCCTGCCGCCATCGTATGTGATCGGGACGACCCGCTCACAGGTAAACTCTCCGACGACCTTGCCGCCGCCGTAAAACTGTGGCCTTGGATAGTCCGTCGCAATGAAGTCCTCGTGCGGATATTTTGGCAGCGTGCAGTAGATGTAGCATTTGAACGGCGTGTCCAGCTTCGGCTTGGTCTTTCTGACTTCGATGGTCTTTTCGCCGCTGGCAATCTTCTCCACCCACTTCGGGCGTATGCTCAACATAACAGTTTTACTCATCCTTCTTCGCCTCCAATGCTTTCTCCGCCTCTTCGCTTACCGCAGTAATTCTCCCCTGTTTTACCAGATCACAGAATACATTGTAATCCATGTGAAACACAATTCCGCAACTGCTGCAATAGCGAATTGCAAGCTCTACATCCTTCATAAGTCGCGGACTGTCGATGTTTTCCTTGCATAGCAAAGTGCGCCCACTGGTAAATGGCAGCACCACCAGCCGACCGTCCTTGTCGGCCTCGGCCAGCTCCTCCAACCGGTCAAGGTCACAGCCTTGGCACAGTTGGCGGAGCTGCTCTGCGGCTTCGTGATCCATGTCGATTTCTTCCGGCGTCAGTTCCGTGTCCAAATATTCCCGCAGAAGCGGGCAGTGGGCAGCCGGGACAGCCGTGCAGAACCCGCCGACCGCAGTACAGTTCCCGTTATCCTCATGCCTAAAGCGGCAACGCAGGCAATTAACATTTTCCATCACATTCCCTCCGTCCTTTCAAATCTGATCTTCATTTGTGCGGGGCACAAATCAACCTCCGGTCTGCGCTTGCCTGTCCATCGGAGACCGCCAGCTTGCCCGATGCACTTCCACCCGGCAGCCCGTAGGCTGGCCCCGTTTTCTGTGTCCAGAATATAAGTCACAAGCCGTTTATAGCCCATAGCTCGTGCCGCCCTCCACGCCGCCGCATACAGCATAGAGCAGGCGTTGTGGGTGCCGTCCGTGCAAAGCCGGTTGACCTCCAACGTCCAGCCATCGTCCAGATGACGGGCCACCGGGCGCCCCACAATGGCAACGCCTACAATTTTCTCTCCATCGGACAGCCCAATGGAAAACTTATGCCCCACCACAGGCCCGTGGTGTCGGTGGTACTGCTCAACGTAAGCATTGGCTTCTCGCAGTGTCATGGGGCACACTTCAAGCGTCCTCCACCTCCGGCGGCTCCGGCAGCGGCATCCAGTGGGTAATCGGCACGGCGACCTCTGTATCGCAATCTTCCAGACTGCCCTCCCACCAAAAACAGCCGTAATCTGTCCACACAGCAGTTCCGTCCGGGTGGTATTTCCCATCACTACTGGCAATGTAGTTAATGAGGACAGGCACTCCATTTTCCGGCAGGTGCTCCTCCACCGGGACCCAGCGGGGCAGCTGCCCCCGCAGATTCTCGATCTCTTTTGCCTGCGCTTCAATCCGGTCAGCGGCTTCGGTCAGATCGTCGCCCAGTGTGATCGGCGTTTCCCACTCATTTTCTCGCGCCCATTCTGCGTGCTCACGCAGAGCATTTACGAGGTTTGTATCTCTCATAGTTCCTCCCTTATGTTTCCGCCCCATTGCTCCGCCATAGCTTTGGCGATGCTGGGGTTAAGCAAAAGCACTTTAATTTCGCGAAGAAGGTCGAAAGAGCCGCTAATTGCCGAGATCTCAACAATTTTGCTTCCACCACCGTCAATCCTCGCCCACTCAACAAACTTTGCAATGTCACGGCAGGAAATTCTCCCGAGATCTGTTTCCGACCATTCGTGCCGTGTAGAATTTTCTGGGGGCGGATTTTGTCCGATAAGCCACCAGTCAGGGCCATATCTCCGCTGTAGTTTAAAGTAATAGTAGTCGTCTGGCTTGATTTCTACGTTGATAGTCTCAAACCAATCTAATGACGGCTGCGTATACGAAAACTTAAATGGCGCTTTAACAGACTGTGACATTCCACTCCGCCTCCTCACAAATATCTACGATATGGTCGCACAATGCAGCCGGGATGACAGACCGCTCCACGCTGCCAGCCAGCCCTTGCGTTCCCGTTTTGGCCCCGCGCGGGGCAGAGATATGGCACGGGTCGCCGTTATGACAAGGCGGTTTAAATCTGGGGAGCGGATGATTTGTCCAAATGTCCGTGGGCTTCATTCGGGTGTCCCCATACTGGCAGTATGTGACGGTGTACCGGGGCAGCCCCTCCATCCACGTCATTTTGCGCATCCCTCCACGTGGATTCTCAATGAACCAGTAAGTCGGGCTCAATGCTAAGATCAGCCGCAGCACGTGCTGGTCCACTGCATCGCAAAACTTGGCATACTCGCTCACCGGGTCCAAATTTCCTGTCTCGGGGTTTTTCCGCCTGTGGTGGCTGATGGCCGCGATAGAAAATGTGGCGCAGTCCGGGCTTGCCCAGATCACATCAGGCCGCCCAAACTTCCGCAGCACATCCTCCGCAGTCAGCTTCAGGATGTCAGCATATAGGTCGATGTGGTCAAATCGCTTGTCCCACTCTACGGAGTACACCTTGTGGCCCCGGGCCTCGAACGCCTTCCCTATTGAGCGCGTCCCAGCAAATAATTCAAGCACCTTCATCCATTTCCCTCCTCATCCATTACAGGCCCCCAATCATCGTTCCGCACCTGAAAAGCGTCGCCCAGCTGCACGGTGTCCGGGTAATTGTGCTGTGTGGTTTGGATGGCGTACTTGTCGATCTCGGTTGCATAGTAGGCGGTGATCTCCGAGCCCAGCTTGTCCAGCGCGATATGGCCGCAGCTCATGCCGTCGTACATGGAAATCACTTCCACCGGCTCCGTGGTCAGCCCTTCAAAGTGGCTCATGATGTGGGCAATCACGTCCACGGTCCAGCCGTTGCCCAGCATTTTATACGCTTGGGTGTCGCTGACGGGAAAGGCGTATGTGTCCGGCACGGTCTGGAGGCGTTTACATTCCGTCACGGTCAACTTGCGAATGATGTAAAATCCGTCTGCCAGTTTAATGGGGTATGTCTTTCCTTTGATGGTGATCCGCCCGCTGTGAACCTCGTAAACTGGGATTTCTTTTCCGCTCGCCGCCTCGATCACCAGGCGGCTTTGGTGGCCGGTAGCGGCCACGGCGTTACTTTTCTGGTCGTCCCGCATTTCAAAAGCGGAACCATTTTCACGCCCGCGCCACGCCATACCGGCGGGCACCGCATAAAGTCCGGTGGCCGCACCGTCGGCGCCGCCGCCGTTCGGCCTTGCCTGGAGGGAAACGCTTTTCCCGTCCGCACTGTATATGCGGCGGCTCTGGCTGGTGCCCAGGTCTCCGTCTTTGTTTGGCATGGCACCAACGCGGACGGGAATGGCCACGCAGGTCTTACGGTCAACGGTGTTTCCAACCATGTTTCTGATCCCGTCTTTGTAGTATGTAGCCCGCAGACATTGGGCTTTCCCGTCCACGGTTTCGTTTACTGGTTCCGGTACGGGCACGGCATAAAGCCCAGTTTTTGCACCCAGGCCGCCGCCATTTCCCCAGAGGGTCACGGCCTTGCCGTCCGGGCTGTAAACACGGTATTGCTGGCTGTCAAAAGTCTGGTTCTTTGCGTCATTCTCAATGGTTCCGATTCTGACCGGCTCCGCTACCATCGTGCGGCGATGCTTTGAAAACGTCTGTTGCGGATTGCTTCCCTTGTATTCCGTAGCCGCAATGCAGTAACTCTTTTCTTGCCATGCTATACCCGTTTCCAGAATATCCCGTAGCAGAATACCCCTGTCCTCCGGCTGCTCCACTGCCACCTGGCTGTATGTGCCGTCCGGCTCACGCTTACCCACCCAATACAGGCGCTGGCGGTTCTGCGCGCTCACCAGGGCACTGTTAATCAGGACAGGCTCAACGCCCAGCTCCGCCGTGATCTGCGCCCGGATAGCGGGCGACATGGACTTGTTGTTTTCGTAGAGAAAAAAATCCGGCTTGTACTTGTCGCGGGCGATACGGTAGTTTAGAAATAGCTCCCAGCCGATGCCGCTGGCCTCTGTCTCGCGGTTCTTCGTCTGTGCGATGCTCCAATGTGTGCAGGGACTTCCGCCGATCAATAGTTTCATACGTCCTCCACCTCCGCAAGCCAGAACTTGCGGCGGCAGTCAGAGCAGTTGCCACCACTATATGTACATCCTCCATGTGCGTTCCTATGCGATGTAGAAATTGGAGAGGGGCACACTTTTAGCACACCAAGATCATCAATACTCGCATCCGGCCACTGCTTCAAGAACTCGCTCTGTCTGGTTTTGATGGGGTGCGCGACGGCCCACCGCTCGACAAACTTCACCGCCCCTACGTTATCTCCTGCTGCCCTATAATCGGTGTAGCGCATTTTTTCTTCGGTAGATTCCCTTTTGCTGAGACGGTCAACCTTGTCCAAAAACTCCACAGCATCCATCATTCTGCCTCCCCTTCCTCGTCCAATTCGTTGAAATACTGGCTCCCGCAATAGGGACAGCCCACCTTCCGAAACCGCTCAAAAAAGCAGTCCGGTCTCGGCTCCGACCGGTCTAAGATCATCGGCGCTTCAAACTCCGCACCGCAGGTTTCACAGTGATACATGGTGTTTTCCTTTCTCCGGGCGGTAAACATCTCCCCGGTTCCACGCTTTTGTGGCGCAGTTCAGGCCGTGATACGGTCTGGTCCGCGCCCCGCAGGAAGCGCACACCACGGCGAAGTCAAAGGGTGGCGCCGCGTCCTCCATCCGCTCCCCACTGTACATTCCGCACAGGGCGCACGGTTCCAGTGCCCGGTGTTCCCCCGCTCTCCGATTCCCCCGATTCACCGCATACCGCCTCCCAGTATGACCTTCGACAAAAGAACCGCCAGCAGCAGTAAAAAGCAAATTCCGCCGATCATGGCGGAGGTGTCCGCCCGCTCCCGCCGCCGCTGTTCTCTGGTTTTGCGGTTCTTCTCCGCCCGCCGCCGTTCAAGTTCCCAGTAGGCTTCCTGTTCCCAATAATCGTTGCCGTGCTTCATGTCCCGCTCCTTTCGTGTCTGGCCGTTCTTGGGGTCTCCCTCCGCAGCTTTCGTTTGCACCGACTTAGAAAATCCGCGTCCATGTGCATCTCCCGGCAAATGTCCGCCGGGGCTGTCCGTGCTTCCAGCAGCTCCCGCAGCTTCTGCATTTCCGCTTCCCGTAGAAGGGGTGGCCGCCCGCCGCGGCTGGTAGTCCGACCTCCGCCCGCGCAGTTCACGCATTCCGCATAGGGGCACTGGTTCAGGCAGTAGTCGATCTGGCTCTGCCGGTCATGGGTGCATATCTCGATCCGGTCTTTCCCGTCCGCGCTGTCCCATGGCAGCACGGCCCGCACGATCACAGTTACGGTCTCCACCGGGCATATCTCCTTTCCGTTCATACCTCCCGCACGGTGATGTGCTTGATGTCCTGCATCATCTTCACCTTCATGCGGTAGGTCTTGTCTTTTTTCGTAGAGGGGCCTTTTACGTCCTCCACAACCAAATGCCATGTGCCGTCCTTCCCCCGATCCTCGTAGGAGAAGTCCGCCCGATACGTCACGGCGCGGCTTCGGTCGCCGTTGGCCGTGATGTAGCTTTCCTTCAGCGTGAATTGGGGTTGAAGCCGCAGATCCCGGATGGCCCCGGCCTTGCTGAGCAGTACCAGCTCGTCATACCGTGCCGCCTCCTTGCGGCTGTCAAAGGTGTGTTCCGTTCCGTTGGGCAGGGTCCGGGCGGTGGGGTTGTTGTGGTGCTTGCGCTTGATCTCTGCCGCCGCTTCCGCCTTTCCCTTCTCCTCCGTCACGAACCGGGCCATCACCCTGGCCGTCCGGTCGATCTGCTGGGCCTGCATCTGCTGCTGTACCTGCTTCCGGTATCGCTCCGGCAGGCTGTTTAGATCATCCAAACAAACACTCATCGCTTTTCCTCCTGATACTTCGGGCAGTCCAAAACCTGCACTCGCTCCACCAGTCCGTCCCGATCCATGCGGGATCCCCGGCGCACGGTCCAGCCGGGGACGTCCTCAAAGCGGACCTTTCCGCTTTTCTCGTCCACCCGGCTCCATTCACACTGCCCATAGGCCAGCTTGCAGGACCAGCACTTGTGCAGACTGTTGGAGGGGTCCTCCTTCTCCGCCTTCGTGCTGTATCTCCGCATACAGCTTGCCAGCGTAAAATTACCTGCCATCCCCATCGGCCTTTCCCCGGAGATAGGCCATCACCTCATCCCGGCTGCGCCGCTGGGGCCGTACCGCATCCTTGAACCATTCCGGCGGCTTCACCGCCTCGGCTTCCGGTTTTGCTTTCGCCGCCGGCAGGGGCTTCTTCTCAGGCGCCGCCAGTTTCTCCGGCTCCGGCCCGGTGGCGATGCGCTGTACCAGCGCCCGAACCTCCGCAGGCAGGGCGTTGATCTCCCGTTCCCGTGCGGAAATGGCCCGATAACTGCGCTGAAAGTTGCTGGACACTACGCTGTGCACCGTCTCCGTGTCCATCCGCGCCCACTCCCGCAGCGTGTTTGGACTGCCCACGATCCGCTGTACCACCGGCGGGAATTTCTCAAATTCCTCCTCCGCACCGTACAGCCCGTTTCGGATGGCCCTTGCCACCAGACCCCACGCCTCTGCCTCCGTCATTTCCGGTTTTGCCGTCAGCAGGCGAAGTTTGGCCTTTACCTGCCCGATGGTGGGCGGGAATCCCTTTTCGTCGCTTTCGATCACGCTTTTTACCGCCGCCGCCACCAGCGCCACCTCGTCATGGGCAAACATATCCGCCCACAGTTTGATGGCGTTGCGCATATCCGGCCCGGTGGTGCTGCTGTAAAACCGGGGATAGGCCGCCGTCAAAATGTCCATGATGATGCCTGTCTCCTGTCTGGTCATGTTGTGCGGCCCTCCTCCGCGTCCATCTCCGCTGCCAGTTCCGTCCAGCTTTTCCGGGGCTTGTCCGTCCGGGATGCCGCCGAGGCGGGCTTTCCCTTCCCGCTGTCCCGGCCTTCCCATGTGAGGAACTTCTGCTTCCAGTTCTTCACCGGGTTCCCCTTGCTGTCCCTCCACGAGCGGCCCTGTGCGTCCGGGGTGTTGAAATATTCAAAGAACCGCCTGGGGTCCACCGTGCTCTGCCGGGACGCGGCGTAGGCTTCCACCTCTTCCAGCGTGGGCGGTACGAATTTCACCGCCGTCCGCTTTCCGCTCTCCGGTGCCTTTGGCTCACTGGGGGCACTGCCCCCCATATCTTCTGAACGTAGTGAAGAAGATATATCTTCTATATCTACTTCTCTTTCTTCTTCTGAAACAGCGACAGGTAGCGACTGGTCGGCATGGCGGTCGAGCGATGTGTCAGACGATTTTTCAATCAGCCGCTTTTGGCTTGCCCGCCGCTTCGCCTGATAAATCCGGTCCCGCTCCTTCTTTTTCTCGTAAGAATCTAACGTCTGGTGCTTCCCCCAGTTCGGGATCGTAATCACATCGTCTACAATCTCAATCATGTCGAACTGCTCAAAGGTCCGAAGGGCCATCCGTACAAGGCCAATGTCCCGCCGGAAGATGGACGCCAGCATTTCATCCGTGTACGCAATGCGGTTGTTCAGAATAAACACGCCGCTGTTGTTCTGCTTCCCGGCCAGCACCAGCAATTTGAACCAGATCACGATGATGCTGTCCGCACTTGGCATGGATTCGATCATCAGAACCTTTTCATCGTCAAAAATGTCCGTGGTAATCTTGATCCACTTCACGTCACTTGCCATGGCTTCGCTTCATCCTCCCTAAATCTGCGGTACATAATCGTAGGGTTCGTCCTCTGCAGGCTGTTCCCACGGCAAAACGGCGTCCTCCTGACTGTCAAGGAAACCCGCCTGACTGCCGCTGTGTTCCATAGGCTTCGCCGGTTCAGGGGAGCGCGGCTTCTCACTTTCTGCCGCCAGCAGTTCCAGCACCGCCGCCATCACCGCCTGCGGGGCCACAAACTCCGCGTGCAGCTCGCTCCACTCCTTCTGTTCCCCGTCACGGGTGGTGTAGCTCCGGGTTTTCCACACGCCGCACACCAGAACGGCATCCCCTTTTTCCAGACACGATGCCATGCGGGTCACGTCATCGTCCCCCACGGCGGACACGTTCATGAACTCGCCTTTGGCGTACTTCATGCCAAATTCCGCTTTCGGGGTCCCCTTGGCGGTGGCCCCGGTCTTGACCTCGCGGGTCACGGTGCCGGCACACATCATGTACCGGCTCCCGTCCTCCTCCCGCGTCTTAATGGAGATCAGCATGGTCTCTCACCTCATTCCCCAAAGAAAGTGGCCGCATAGTCCATACCATCGTCCTGCGCCTTCTGAGAGGTCTCTGCGGTCTTTTCCGCCTTTGGGGGTGTAACCATACCGGATTCGCTCTCCACGGTTTCCTGATGGGCTTCCACAGCCACGGGGGCAGTCTCCACCACCTCTCCGGTAGATGCCACCGTGCGCTCCGGCATGGGCATATCCGGGATCATGCCCTCGTCCTCAGCGCTGGCTTCCTCCATGAGCTGGGTCTTGACCTCCGGGGACAAGGGCGCGTAGCCGCTGTTCAGCAGCTGCCGCAGAATCGTCTTGCGGCACATCCGGTCCTGCCCACCGTTGGGATCATACCAAGGGGAACCGTTCAGCAGCTTTTCCACGTCCTTGGGGTTCATCTCCCCACTCTGCATGGCCTTGAACTTCTCATAGCTGAACGCCTTGGAGTACCGGTCCGCATGGCGAAGGAGCCGGTCCATGGGCCAGTATTCAAAACGGAAGGTCCCGTCCTTCAGTTCGTAGTAACCGTAGTAGCCGATAATAGGCTTACTCTGCCGCTCCTCGTCGCTCTCATACTTGGCAAGGTTCACGATGGGCTTGCCCGTCCGGCGGCTCCGCCCCTCGATCTCGCCCTCACGAATGTCCGTGCAGTCGATGTCGGCATAAAACCCGGTGGACATGGCAAGCTGGATGTATCCCTTGTAGCCCAGAATGTACGTTGCGGTAGTCCCGTAGGGAACCACATAGTAGCCATGGCCGAAGATCAGGCCCATGCCCTCGCCCCGGAGGGCCGCCGCCACAATGGTGCTGGGTTCACAGGCTCTCAGCTGTTCGCTGGCATTCACGGCGGAGATCAGGGTGGAAGTCAGCCGCGCCGCCGCCTTGTCGCTCCGCAGAGCGCTCTGGATCATCTTCTGCATACTGGGGGCCGCAATGGCCATGGAAAACGTGGGCTTGTCCCGCTGGGTCTGGGTCGCAAAGCTGTTTGTTGCCTTCATGACAAAATTCCTCCCTTATTCAGTCTGCGCGGCCAAAGGCGATGCCGTTGGCCAGCATATAATCCCGCAGTCCGTTCAGCTGCTCCACAGTGCCTGTCACCCGGAACGAAAGGGTGACGGTCTGCGGAGCCGTGCGCTTCGGCTGTACCTCCGCCGCCGGGGCCGGTGCCGGTGCTTCCGTCTGAATGGCTCTGGACGCTAACACGGCGGCCTGCACCCGCTCCGCTCTGGCGGCTTCCTCCGCCGCCCGCGCAGCCTCGGCCTGCTGTCTGCGCTGTTCCTGTTCCGCCTTCCGCTGTTCCTCAATCTCCTTCACCCGCTTGAGCGCCTGATCCTTTTTCAGCACCGTGGGCAGATCGCGGCACTGCTTGTACTCTTCCAAGAGTGTGGTCTCGAACTCGCTGTTCAGCCCGCGGATGGCGGCAATACTGCTGTCGCACTTGCTGATCGCCACCAGAATGTCCTTGTGGGCTTGTTCCTCAGAATAGGTGGCGTTGCCCCACCGCTTGTCCAGAACCGCTTCCCACGGGAGAAATTCCGCAAGTTCTTCGATGCGCTCATCAAAAAAGGCCCGGATAGCGTCCAGTTTCTCCGTGCGGCGCCGCTCGTCAAAGGCTTTGATCTGGCCGTCCAGATTGGCGGCAGATTCGTCGCACAGGGCCGTCAGCGCCTTGCACTTCCCCTCAAAGGGGGCGTAGCTTGCCAGCGCCGCCGCCTTTGCCATCTTGCGGCACTCGTCGATGCGTGCGGCCACGGAGCGGATGTTGGCCCGGTACTTCTTCGCCGCACCGATGGCCTCCTCCGTCACCACCATGCCCCGGTACGGGGCCAGATTCTCTTCCAGCCACGCCTGACACTCTTCAAAGTTGGCGGAGATGTTAAACTCCTTCAGCGGAGTCAGGTCCGTGGTAATGGCAAATTCCATTGCACTGCTCATGCGTCCGCATCCTCCTGTTCCCCGGTGTCATAGGCCGTGATCTCCTTCAGCAGCGGCATGATCCGCTCGTCCACACGGCTCTCCGGCACGTTGACCTCCACCACCATGGCCCGCTTGTCTCCGCCCTTGGTGGGGGCCATCACCTTGTCCCCCACGTTCAGGGGCAGGCCCGTCCAATAGGTGAAGGTATTCCCCGCATACGCTTTGTGCAGGGGCTTGTAGTAACGAATGTTTACCAGCATCATGCGTCCTCCTCGTCCGTCTTATCGGCATCCTCCGCCTCCATAGCGGCAATGGCCTTCACAACAAGTTTCAGCTCGGGATGCGCCTGGAGAAGCCGATCAATCTCCTCCTGCGCCCTCCACAACAGCCTGCCCACAAGAATGGGATCTCCGTGGATGGAGGTGAGTACATGCGTATTCTCCTCATTTGCCGCAATGCAGGTAAACGCCGCAGAGTCCCTGTCCATCACAACCTCCCCGGACTCCACGCTTTTCACCGTGATGTGATACTGTTCCTGTTCCATATAAATTCTCCTTTTCATGTTTTATTTTTTTCGGAGTTGCGCGCTTTACAAAATCAAAGTCTGGGCGGGCATCGTCCCCGCCTCCACATGGCCCCAAAAGTCCGTTTCCTGTTCCAGCAGCCAGTTCAGGTCCGCCTCGTGCTCCCGCCGCTCAAAATCGTAGCGGCGCAGGGTGATATTGCCGGACAGATCATAGAGCGCCGCATAGAGCACGGCGAAGTCATACCCGGTGGCAAGCAGCTGGTGAAGGATCTGCGTGAAATAGTTCTCAGGAACCTGATCCCGCCATTTCGCCCAGTCGATTCCCCGGCTCACCGTCGAGGTTTTGATCTCCAAAATGCCCTTCCGTCCGGTGTCCGTCTCCGTCAGTTCTCCATCCAGCGTGGCAAAAAGCCATGGGCGGTCGCTCTGGTAGAGAATGTCATAGGCACCGTAGTAAAGCTCGTAGCCGGGATACTGCGCCATGAAGAAGTCCCGAATGGCCGGTTCCATTCGCCGCCCTAGCTCCACGGCCTCGTTGCCGCCGAGATCAGGCGCGGCTTGCGCCCCGGTTTTCTCCTTCCACAGCGTCAGCGCCGTTTTCCATGGGCTTCGCCCAATGGCCGCCGCCGCCTCGCTGCCGCCGATGCCACGGCACCGTCCTGCCAGCCATTGCGGCCGGTCCGGGAAAGTCAGCCGTACCAACTCACCCATTTTTCAGTTCCTCCCAATACCCCATCACGGTTCTGGCATAATCGCTGTGCCCCGGATGGCCGCTGTTGTAGGCCGTCAATGCGTTTTCCACGTCATACCGGCGCAAAAGCTCCGCCATGTAGTCACAGGCCACCCGGAAATTTCCGAAGGGGTCCATCAGGTCTGTGACCCCCAGCCGCTCCATCCGGGCCTTGTGCCACCGGGGTTGTACCTGGCAGTAGCCCCAACTGGCTCCGCCGTCTCCCTTCACGTTCCGGTAGCCGGTCTCCTTGCGGATGATCGCCAGCATCAGCGTGTACTCCACGCCGCTTTCCTCGCAGGCCGCCCGGAGATAGCTTTGCAGGTCTCCGTCCAACGGCACATCCGACCGAAAATACCCGCTGTCAAACAGCGCCGCTTCGATCTTCTCGTTCTCGTAGTCCTCCTGAACCGGCGGGGCTGTCTCAGGGTCCAGTTCTTGCCAGAGGACCAGCGAAGCGTACTCCACCGCCGGTGTCTCGTCCCCGGCCAGCCGTCCCGCCGTCACGGTGGGCGCCTCCGGCTCCGGCTTCCCGGTCTCCCGCGTCAGCCACAGTGCTGCCAGCACCAGTGCCACAGACGCCCACAGTAGAACCGCTCTGCGGATGGCCTTACGCCTCCGCTCCGCAGCTTCCCGCCGTGCCACGCGAAGGGCGTTTTCCAAGTGGGCTTCCCATGCGGCCTCCGCCTCGTATTCCTCAAAGGTTTTCATCAAATTTCCGTCTCCTTACAGCAAAAACAAAAAGCGCCGCCGAATAGACACCGGTTCCCCGGTTCCATCAGCAACGCTCTGCTCCTCTGTCCCAACGCTTAGGGACAGGCATCTCATTCACTTTTCCCATAGGCTTACTTGATCTCGTCCCGCCGGACGCGGATCACCTTCACACCGTCCTTCACCGGGATCAGCTCCACCCGGTCTCCGTGGGCCAGTGCCTTTTCAATGGCTTCCAGCGTCTTTGCGCTGATATTCGTCGGTGTCATAGTCCTCTTGCTCCCTTCGTTAATAGCGGATGGCATCTCGCAGTTCCTCAATGGGAATGTCCAGTGCGCGTCCCAGCTTCAGCAGTTCCTTCAGCGAAAAGTCCTGCGGGGACTTCTTCCGAGACCGTAGGGTCTGCGGCGTCATGCCCGCCTTCTCCGCCATCGTGCCCACCGGCATCCCGATTGCGGCCTGTCTGCCCCACAGCAGTGAGATCAAAACCTCGTCATTGGGCTTCCGCCCCAGTTTTACCCGCGGCATCCCGCCGCCTCCTTTCGTGATTTAATACTCCATAACCCAATCTCAAAATTGAGAAGATTGCCGGATAAGGGTCAGGCTTGTTCTCTTGCGGCAGAAAATTTCAGGGCGCGTCGGCGCAGGATGCCGTCAAAAATGGCCCGCAACTTCTTGTCCTGCGCGATCACAGTGAGCTTGGACGCGGCTCTGCATTGGGTGACGGTGGCTCCGTTTGCCTTCATGCGGCTTTGCAAGCGGGTGACACGCTGCTGGAGATCGACACCGGCGGTAAATTCCAACTCGGCGTAAATATCCCGGCGGAAATTCTGGTGGTTCAGGCCGTACTGCTCCACAAGGGAGTTGACGGTGCGGTTGGCGCTTTCCTGCCATGTCTCGCCGGATGCCAGAGGGGCGGTGTAAGCGGCTGTGACCTTATCCATTGCATCGGAATTGTGCTGAACCTGTAAGGTCAGTTCGTCTTGCCGGTTTTCAACAGCCGCAAGCCGCCGCTCCTGCTCCAGATTGATCTGGGCCTGCATGGCAAACATCTCCACGGGGGATAGCACCTTTTGACCGTAACCGCCGGTCTTTCGGATGGATGGGAGGACTTCGCTTGTGACCCACTTTCGAAACGGCTTTGCCTCCGGCTTGTCCGAACGAAGGATCACATTGTATAGGCCGCTCTCGTTGACGCAGACCATTTCAATCAGCTTGTCTGGGTTTTGAGGGTGGGGGAGATTAAATCTACCCACCTCATCAGCATCCAAACGTTTCAGCACGTCCTTGTGATTTTCAATGTTTAGAATCGCGCACACATCTTTCAGGACAAACCACGGCTCGCCATTGACTTCCACGGTTCGTACCTCATTGCCTTGATAGCAAAAAACTTGCAACTCATTCATTCTCAGGAACCTCCTTCCCGCAGGTCTCCAAGATGCACCGCTCCAACACCGGAAGGGGGACCCGGTACATCGCCGCCAGCGTGGGCCGGACCTTTTTCGCAGGTGCCCACTTGCCAGTCTCCCATTTGCTTACAACCGTCTGGCTCAGCATCAAGGCCGCAGCCACGCCCTCCTGCGTCAAAGAAACATTACGCCGCAGGTCTCTCAACGTCATTTTCTCACTTCCTCTGCTCAAAATCTCATAATTACTGTGTTTTTGCTTGACAACCTCATAAAGTGACGATACAATAAAACTGCCAGAAATATTGAAAAACGCCGCTCTATGAGGGGCCAAGCTGTTGTGCTTTGCCTGAGCACAAATATATGATACCTCGTTAATAGCGAGAAGTCAACTCAAAATCTCGTTTTTAGTGAGATTTGGCATTATAAACATTTTATGAGGGTTTGAATTATGTTTTTTGACCAATATGAAATGCTTTGTCGAAAAGCAAAAAAATCGCCTAACGGTGTCGCAAAAGAAATCGGCTTTTCATCGGCATCCGTTACACAATGGAAAAATGGGGCCGCTCCGCGCGAGGATACACTGAATCTGATTTGCAAGTATTTTAACGTTGAACCCGGCTATATTCTTGGCTACACGCCGGATGCTCAAGTTGACATGACCAAATACAGGATCGAAAAACTCACAAAAAAGTGGGCTAAATGCAAAGACGAAGATGAACGGCAGGATCTTGCCGTGGAGATCGACGGTCTGCGTGAATCCCTTCATGACTTGACCTTCATTCAGAACATCGAGATCGCGGCGGAGCAGGCGAAAAAAAATACCCGCCCCGCAAAAAGCGGGACGGGCAGCGGCTATGCGAAAGCCATCTATGAATTTGTCGATTCCTGCGGAGAGGATCAGTTATCCGATCTCGCGCAGTACGTTGAGTTTTTAAAAAGCCGTCAGGGGAAGCCCACTACCTAACTTCCGGTTTCCAGCGGTGCGCCAAACACCCCGCATTGAATAGCTTCCCACAGCTTTTTCATGCTTTCATCCGACAGTCCTTTGATCTGGTGTTTCAATTCCTTACGGAGACCCGCGTCGGTATGAAGGTCCGCTCCTGTTGATTCCATTTCTACACATACAAGTCCTTTCTCCCCACCTGTTCCGTTTTTCTTTCTTGCCCCCTGAAGCTGTGATGGAGAGCCGCCGCCCCAGCCACGAAAGCGGCGGCCCATAGCAGACCCGCCACTTGGGGGTGCGGTAGGTCTGCTTTTATCGTACCATCAAAGTCTCAAGTTTGATAGTCTTAATACGCACGATTTCGGTGTTGATACACACGATTTTGGTTGCTATTTCGCACATTTTGTCAATTTTTAACAAGGAGGTGCTCTACGTATGCTGTCATTGATTGATCAGTGCCGCGCGGCTAAAGAGGAAAAACACATCACCAACAAGGAGATCGCGGACGGCAGCGGAGTTCCTCTCAACACGGTGAACAATATGTTCCGCGCCACCACCCATTCCCCTACGCTGGAAACCCTCGGCCCCATTTGCGCTTTTCTCGGAATTTCCATTGATCAGTTTTTGGGGATGGAACCAACAGAAGATTCTCCGCCCCCGGAAACCATTGAGGAAATCGTAAGCCGGGAACTGGACGTCTACCGTCAGGAGATCAACGGCCTGAACGCCCAGAACGAACTTCTCCGGGAATTTGTGGAACGTCAGTCCCACGGCATCCGCAACCGGGACCGTCTTTTGCGATGGATGTTGGTCCTTTTGATCTTCGTCGTGGCTTACGCCGTTTATCTGGACCTGCACTGTCTGGAATTTGGGTTCTTCCACGGCTGATACACACGGGAGGTGTGCGCATGAAATGCAAAAACTGTAAGCGCGTCATTGACGATGATTCCATTTTCTGCAAGTGGTGCGGCGAACGCCAGATCAGGGAGCGCAAAAAGAAGGACGAGATCAAAGTCCCAGCCCCCGCCCAGTTGCCTTCCGGGATGTGGCGCATCCAACTGCGTCAGGAAAAGCAGTCCATCACGGAAAAGACACCGGAGCTGTGCACGGCCAAGGCCATCGCCATCCGCGCCGGCTTCCTTGAGGTCAAAAAGCAATCCGTTGAAAAAGGGCTTACCCTGCGTACCGCCATTGACCATTATATTGACCGGCGGCAAAATTCCCTTTCCCCGACTACTATACGGGCCTACCGCATTGTCCAGAAAAACCGCTTTCAGAGCGTGGCGGACCTGACCCTCCACAATGGGATCGACTGGCAGAAGGTGTGCGACAACGAGGCACCGCTGTGCAAATACAAGACGCTGAAAAACGCTTGGCTGTTTGTCGGCTCCGTTCTGCGGGAAAGCGGTCTGGACGTGCCGAAGGTCAAGCTCCCCCAGCAGGAGATCCACGAACGGAAATGGCTGGACCCGGACCAGATTCTCACCTTCTGCGACGCCTGCCGCGGCAACCGCATTGAAACGGAATCTCTGCTGGCCCTCATGAGCCTGCGCCGCAGTGAGCTGCTGGCTCTCCGATGGAAGGATGTCGATCTGGACCATCACTGCTTTACCATTAACCAGGTCTTGGTCCCCAATGAGCATAACCAGTACGTCATCAAAAACTCCGCCAAAAGCAAAACCTCTGCCCGGACGGTCCCCATCCTGATCCCCCGCCTCGAGGAACTTCTTGTAAAACCGGAGGACGCTGCCCCCGACGATCTGATCTCCCACACCGCCCCAAACTCGCTCATACGATCTATCAATCGCATCTGTGCAGATGCCGGATTGCCGGAGGTCGGCGTCCATGGCCTTCGCCACAGTTTTGCTTCCCTCGCCTACCACCTTGGCTATCGGGAGGAAGAATGTATGCGCATCGGCGGCTGGTCCGATTACACGGTCATGCACGATGTCTATACCCACCTCTACCAGAAGGACATCGAGACCAAGCAGGACAAGATGTACCAGTTCTACGAAAACCGTGGAAAAGAAAAAAGCGCAGACCCGGACGAGACTTCCGACCCATCCTGACCCGCGCAAAATTCGTGAGTAATTCCGTGAGTAAATTTTGAGATAAAACCCCTTTGAAAAGCAATTTCTATTTACCCTATGGAAAATATTTTTACCACCCTAAAACGCCGGTAGCCGTTGATATATAAAGAAAATCCTGCAATCTCAACGATTGCAGGATTTCTTTCATCTGGCAGCGGGTGAAGGATTCGAACTGTCCCAAAAATATCTATGCGCCTTTGTTTTCAACGCGCTCAAACATCGTGAGTAATTTCGTGAGTAAATTTAAGCATTTGCATCGTCCACATAGCACCAGCTTTGGGGCGGCCGACTGATAACTTTTTCACCACAGTCCATTTTGGCGTAGTCGTAATGAAGGCAGGCACGGCAACCAAAATCGACTCTACACACTGGCTTGAACTCGCTCAATTCTTTCGGCGTATCATAAATGCGCAGGCCGGAGATGTGCCAGCCGTAGCCGGTTCCCTTTAGGTAGTTCACAATTTCTTCTCGCGTCAGGCAGGCTTGCTTTTCTACGTCATCCGGTGCATGGTTGAGGGGCGCAAGCTCATAAATCCGGTCACAGGTAAACTCGCCAGCAATATGACCGTTGAAAACGTCCCAGATTTTATCCGCTTCTGCTCTGCTATACCCTGAAATCCGGGTAAACTCTGTAAACCAAGCACCACGGAAAACATCTCCCCACACAAGGAATGGCCTTATATTTGTGCAGTAGATATAGCACTTAAACGGCGTTTCCAGTTTCGGCCTGGTCTTGCGGACTTCGATAGTCTTTTTGCCGCTGGCGATTTTCTCCACCCACTTGGGGCGGATGCTCAGCATAACAGTTTTACTCATGCTCTTGCACCCATCTTCTCCAAAAACTCATCGATCCTGCCCTGGTCTGCCACAACAACCTCTTTCCCGATTTTCTCGGCGTAGGCCCGCTCTAACCGTGCCCCAGAACTCTCACGCCAGTCCGGCAGCAGGACCACACAGTCCGCACAGTCGATCATGGAAAAGCAGATACGCATATAATCGCCCTGCTCCATACCGGAGGGAAGGTTTGCCGGGTTCAGCACGGAATGCCCCATATCCGTGAGGACCATCTCCGCCTTGGCGAACTTCTCCCGATAGTTCTTGTCACCGGTGATCTTCCCGGCAATATACACACGCAGGTGTGCCCCAACCTGCATATCAAACGCCCGCTTTGCGGGCCGTTGCTTGCTTACAACTCTGATGTATTCAACCATTCTTACTCTCCTTTGCATCCCGCATACGCAGTTCATTGACGGCCTCAACAAGCTCGTTGATTTTATCGCTCATTGCAAAAATTGACGCATACTCAGTAAGTGACGGATTGACTTGGAATGGTTCAATCTTACTCTTTTCTTTCTCTGTAAGGTCATAACGCCCAATGCGATTGAACTGTCGGTGCGCCTCGTTGGCTGTAAACTCATACGTCATGGTTTCCTCATTGCTGAATTTCACGGTAATTATGTACCCCGTCACAATATCTTGGTAGCACAAAAGATCACTCTTGATGACATACCCCCGGTTGCCATCCTTGGTCTCAGCGTAGTCTCCGATACGAAAAACATACTTCATCCCAAATGCCCCTCCCCACTCAGCAGTAAAATTATTGTATAAATGCTTGCGCAAATTGTGAACGTGCCAAAAGCCCCAAACATTGTAGCGTATAAGGTGCATTGTAGCGTTAACGCAGGTTTGTACTCAAGGTCACGTTTAAGCAAATCTTTCGCATAGAAAAAGATTTTACGGAAAAGGAAAAGAAAAACGATGCCAGACAAAATCACCATAAATTTTATTTGTCCTCCGTCTGTTTACAATATTGTTCGCAAAGATGGGCAAGTTCATCTCCTGAATAGTTTTTCCAATTTACATCAAGCTCGCACACCACGAATCTATCCTCTCTATCTTCACCAATACTGTTGTTGCCAGCTCTACATAATTGCTCAATCCGATTTCTTGTTTTCCATTGAGGTATATCAAGACCACAACAATAAACCATATTGCAAACCTTGCGAAACAAAACCAAAGATTTCATTTCTCTTTTCTCCTTTTTGCTCGATTTGGGCTTGGCTTACAACCATGAGAGTATAGTGTCCTACTCAACGCCTTAAACAAATCATAGCAGTTCGTAGCCATTTTTATTTCCCACTCCCATCTCCGGCCGCGTCAGCGGACGGTACACCGTCTGAATATCATTCTTCCATGGCGTCAGCCAGACGCACCACATCACGTCCATCAGCGGACTTCCCTTCTCTCCTGGCATCCGCTTCTTGAAAAAGAAATCCGGGCGCCACGTCAGCGGCAGAATGTAGCTGGGCGGGATTTCGTCAAACAGCTTCCGCCGGCACGTTGCGTTCCAATACTGTGACTTGAGCAGGAACGCAAAAGGCTTGCCCAGCTCCGCTGCTCTGCGGATAAATGCCTCCGCCAGTGAAAAAGGCGGGTTTGTGATGATCCAATCAGCTGCGTCAATGCTGGACTTCAAGAAGTCCGTCCCATCCAGAATGTCCGTTGTATAGACGGTTTCAAAGTAAGTTTGAAGCACACCGGCCATATCGCCCTCTCCCGTTGCCGGTTCCCACACGGACGTTGTGCGCGGAAGATTCAAAAAGCGCATAAGTGCCACCGTCACATCCGGCGGGGTGGGATAGAAGTCTGACTGACTCCGCCCATACGCACTGTTACCGCCAGCTATTCTGCTTGCATTTAAGCTATCCATATTCAACCTCCCGTAAACAAACTGATCTGCGCCGTGTGTTCCGCAAAGCGCTTTTCCTGCGCTTGAAAATAGTGAGGGTCGATCTCACACCCAACAAAATCAAAGCCAAGATCATAGGCGGCTATGCGGCTGCTTCCGCTGCCTAAGTGGGTGTCCAGTATCTTGTCCCCCGGCTTTGCGTACTTCTGCAAAATCCATGTGTACAATGCCACCGGCTTCTGCGTCGGGTGGATGCGCTTCTCATTGAGAGCTTTGTTCCCCTGTTGGACTGTCCCCTCTGCAATACTCTTTCCTTGCATCATGCCGCGCCACATGAACCTGAATATATCAGTCCGAAGGTTCAAAGAGTTGAATGCGATCTCAGCCCCAGACTGATCGGCCCCGTCATTGCACTTGTCCCACACGATTGCTCCGCCGCGAGGAAGAACAAAATAGTTTGCTCCCCAGATGATCTGATTCTTGCTGACCCGGAAAAGCTCCGCAAAGTACCGCTCATCCGCAGGGAAACGGTCAAAGCCGGTCTTTTCGTAGCCGCCATCCTTGACGTAAATCCGTGCTCCATTCTTCTGCGTTACATAGCGGCTCCGGTCCTTACCGCCATCTTCTCCGATTCCATAAGGAGGGTCTACCACAGCCAGATCAAACGCCTTGTCCTGCAGCGTCCGCATATACTCCATGCAGTCCATGTTATAGGCTACGTTCAATCCTTTTTCCCTCCCTTGATAACAGTAAACGCCCCTCGGCGCTTGACCGCCGCACGAGCCTCCTTCTGCTTCACCTGTTCCAGATACTCTTTATACTTCGCCGGTAGGCGAAATTTTTCACACGATTTTCGCCATTGGCTCCGCTTCGTATAGTCCCCATCGAACCACTTGCACTCATCACAGCAATAGCAGACGTCCTCCACGTCCTTGATCTCCCCCGGCGTGAAGTATGCGCTGAATAACTCGCAGTTATAGAGGCAGTTGTTGCAGACACACCCATAACAGCTCATTTCGAATCTCCGTCAGCCGGAACGTTCTTATCCGCAAAATAAAGATGTCCTCCGCCAATTTCTCTGATAAGCGTATCAACCTGCCAGTGCATAAAGACTTGCTTATGAACCGTCCTCCCGTGCCAGAAAAAATACTGCGTCACCGGTGAATGCAGAAAGTCCTCAATGCTCTTGACCCGCGCCCCCTGCCTGTATTTCCGCTTATATGCCATACATACACCCCCTGTTTTTGGCACAATATCTCTCGTCTCAGTCTAAGACCCTTTCTCCCGCTGCTTGCGCCCCTTCTTTAGAGATGCTGCCGTGCGGCTTTTCGGAAAGGTCAGGTATCGGGGGTTCGCGTAGCGGAGGACATGGTACAGTCTATCCAGCCCACAATTGATCGTCCTGCTGACTGTTGCCTTGGCTACCCCCAACTCTTGACCGATATCCTTCATGCTCATGCCATAGACGAAAAACATCTCCATATACTTCCTCTGTGTATCCGTCAGTTCTTCGTCCCTCGCCACCCGCAAAGCGTTTAGCGTATGGGCATGGAAATCCGCTTCTTCAGCAAACTCCCCTTGCAGCCACGCCGCATACTGGCTCTTGTCTCCCCAAAACTCAAACAATGACACACAGCGCTCAGAACTCCCGCTTTGCATTCACGCTCACCTCCATTGCCATGGCTTCACAAAAGTTCTCCTATCTTTAGCATAGCAACCCCCTCCAATAGGGTTTTTGCACACCCGCTTCACCTACCGCCTACCAGCACGTCACCTACCGACCGCCTGCGCCCCGCCCGCGCCGCGCAACCTAAGTACGTATTCCCCTACATAAGCGAAGCGTTTTTATAAAATTTTTTTTGGACCCCTTTTTGACTTTTCCGTTTTTTGCCCCCGGTTTTCTAAACTACCCCCCCTTTATCGGAGGAAAAAGAACACGGGTGTGAGAACATGGGTGGAGGGGGAAGAGTTGTGGAGAGATTCTGCGCCGATTCGGTGGCCAGGTCTGTAAACCACCCCCCACCCAGCCGGGGCCGTGGTCAGCTGGTCAGCTGGTGCCATTGGAGCGGAGGCGGGGCCGCTGGGCGGGTTTCGGAGAGGGTAAAAACCTGTTGCAAATGCCTAAACTGTTGCCATAATAAGCAATTAGGGCAACAGTTACCGCCTTTTTTGGTGGCAAATGCAACAACAGCCCATGCCGCCCTTGTGCAACCTGACGAAAGACGGCGAGAGGTGGAGCCGCTGCCGGTTCTCTGGCCCTCGGTGCCGGTAGTGGTGGCCGTCCTCCGATGGTCGGCGGCTGGTCCGCTGACGGTTCCCGGTCTGGCATGGTCGGCGGTGGCCGTGGTGGCCGATCTGATGCAATCAGCCGGAACAGGCCCCCGGCGGTGACTCCTCCACCCCTTCCCCTTTTTCCCTTGTCCATTGCTTCCGGGCCTGCGGGAGTGCTTCACACTTTTCTTCATTAAGGTAAAGCGTCCGGGGGTTCTATGGGGTACGTTTTAGGGTACTATAATAGACCGCGCCCGCAATGAACGCGCCCGCGCGCATAGGGGTTAAAAATAGCCGCCTGGGGCGGCGTAGGATGCAAGCGGCTGCGCGGCGTGGGTCTGTGGTGCGGTGCTGGGCGGTATTGCTCAGAGGGCACGAGAAAAGCCCGCGGGGGCATTCCCTGCGGGCTGTGGTGTATGGTATAGGGGGCGGCGGAGATCATACAAGGAACAATTCCCCGTCGACTTCCAGGCTCACGGCCTCTTGTTTCATCTCGCGTTTGATCTTGTGGCAAATGGCGACGATCTCGGCGCCGTGGCGCTCGATGTCCTCCGCTGCGGCGTTGCTGTAAACGATGGTCACGGCCTCGCCCACGAGTCCGGCGGACTGGCTCACCCAGTAGCCGCGGGCCTCGGTGGCGGTTGCTCCGCCAAACATGGCGGACAGCTTCGCGGCGACTTCCTCCACCTGGCGCCGGTTGTCGGTGGGGTGGTCGATGTCGGTGGTGCTGGGCACATAGATAGCAACGCGGGAGTCAAGGCGGATGACGCCGGGGATCGTATCGAAAAAGCTCTTTTTCATTTCGTGTTCCTCCTAAAATATGTTCATGGTTGGTGGTGTTGTGCTGTTCTTTATGATTCTATTATATATAATTCTGTAATTATATCAAGGTTCAAAATAACCAATAATTCTGTAATTATATTGTTGAAATTGTATATTTACAGAATTATATATAGGGTGGTAAAATATCGACAGTAAAGGAGGCGGAAACGTGGACGGACTAACGGTTATCATCAAGAAGCAGCCGCAGAAATATTTAGACAAGCTCCCGGAGCCTGAACGGGGCCGGGTAGCGGCGGCGGTGGCCGGATTATCAACCCTTTCCGGCGATATTGTCCCCTTGCGGGGTGCTGGCTCTCGCATGTACCGGTTGAAAATCTATCATTATCGGGCAATTTTCCAGATTGACACGGACAAAGAAACCGTTACTGTAAAAGAGATCAATACACGCGGGGACATATACTAAAGCAGAACCAGAAGCCGAATAAAGAAGCAGAAAAAGCAGCATAAACAATCGTATTGAGGCATTGAAAGGAGCATATAACATGAACGAAGCATTACGCGCACGACTGGCAGAAATTGACGCCCAGCCCGCCGAAAATCTCACCCGGGGAGCTGCGGCCAGCCTTGCCGCTGCGGAAGCTATGGACGACGGAACCGCCGAAAACATTAACGATTATATAGCCCGGAAAACCAAAACCACAAAGGCCCAGCAAGCCGCCGTTCGCAAGTATGTAAAAAAGACTTATGACAGAATGGATCTTGTTTTACCGAAAGGGCAAAAAGCCGTTATAAAGACTTGCGCCGCCTCCCTGGGGGAAACGGCAAACTCTTTTGTAAATCGTGCTATTTCGGATGCACTCGCAAAATATCAAGCCAACGCCTGACCCCCAAAACGCAGAACAGCGACCCGGCTACACCGGGAGAAAGGACAAAATCATGTTTACAATCTATTACAACAACGGACTTTGGGACGAGTGCGACGGCACTTTGGACGACGCGAAAGCCATGGCCGACGAGGGCGCCAGCTATACGCAGTGCGATATATCAATCGAGGACGAAAACCGCGAAGAAGTGGCCCGGCGTAGATGGTACGGGGTCCCGTTCGACCCCTCCGAAACAGACGCCGCCGAAGATGACGTGATCCAGTTCGGCAACTTCGGATTTTTCGACCGCTGGGAGTAACAGAACAGCGACCCGGAAAAACTCCGGGCCGCTCCACCCTATGAAAGCGAGGTAAACCCATGCCCAGACCCAAAACAAACCCAAACAGAACAGACGCCCAGCGAGCCGCCCGGAACGCTTCAAATTATCGCTTGACGTCTGTCATCGGCTGCAAGCTGGACCGGGAAACGGCGGACCGTTACCGGGCATTTTGTGACGCGAACAACACCACGCCCAACGCCGAAATCAAAGCCTTTATTTTGTCCCAGCTTGGCGAACAGCCCGCCGACTAACCCCAAAACGCAGAACAGCGACCCGGAAAAACTCCGGGCCGCTGCTTTTTTATGCCGTTTTTCAATCCGTCACGCGTTCCCCACTGGGCAAAATGAAAGATGTTTCAAACCCACAGCCAACGGCCCCGGCAACGTCCTTCAGATCCGCAGGAGTAAACCCCTCCCGCTTCATCTTCTGTGAAAACGCCTGCGGGCTGCTCCCGCAGCGCCGCGCCAACTCTGAAACGCTAATCCCCAGCTTTACGCATAAAATTTTGATCTGCTCCGATGTCGGCAAAAAATCACCTCTTTTCGCTTTTTAATATAAACGTTCTCGTTTGCATTGTCAACCACGATTTTTTTAAAATAAACAGTAAGGTTTAAATTTACCTATTGACATTATAAACATTATCGTTTATACTATAAACATCAAGAGAACCAAATTAAACCGACAGGAGGCCGCAATCATGAGTTTTCCCCTTTTTATCCTCGTTCTGGGCGCTGGCACCTTTGCCCGCCTGATGTTCCGCGTGGTGGATCTCATCGAGGCCCGCCGCTAAATCAAAATCAAGGAGGATCACAAAATGACCACTTATAAAACCCGCAAAGCCGCCGCCCGTGATGCGGCGATCATGGCCCAGCAGGAAGCCGCCGAACAGGTGCAAAGCTGGGAAGAAGTCGCAGAGACCGCCGACCGTCTGGAACGGCTGGCCCGCCGTTTTGGTCTCCTGCGGGAGTTCCGGGAAAACGGCATTATTTGAACAGGGAAGGAGGATCACCCCATGAAAATTGAAATCCGTTCTCTTTTTTCCGGCTGGCAGACCGTAGACCGGGAAACCGCCGCCCGTTTTGTTTCTCACCTGCTCCGCAATATGTCCGCCATTCCGGCGGCCCAGCGTCCCGCCTATATCGAGGCTCACCGACTCCGGGGCTGCACCGTCTCCGACCTGCTCCACCAGAACAGCGCCACCAACTGAAAGGAGGATCAACCCATGTTTAACAGTCTTTACCATGCCGAGATCGGCGGCGGCTACACCCTCCGCCGGAAAATCATCATCAACGCCGCGGACCTGCGGCCCCTGGGCGGTCAAATCGAGGTTGCCGCCCTGGTTGAAAACGGGGACGAGCTGAACAGCACCACCGTTACAACGGAGGCCGCCGCGCTGGCCGCGTTTCATTCCATGGTCCAGCAGTACGCCGAACCCCTGCAAAAAGCTGTGGACGCCGCCGGACTGGTTCCGGGCCGGAAATATACCCTTGTGTATCTCTCCGAGTTCGGTTTTCCCATCGCGGAGAAAATCACCTTTCACGGCTGCACTTTCACCACCTACGCCCAGCACGCCGACGTTGTGCGCCTGACCTACACCCCATACCGCAAGCGCACCACCCGCGGCCGGCTGTTTCTCGGTTCTTCCTCCCTGCTGATCTTCAACGGCTGGCAGGATCTCCCAGAACAGGCCGCCTACGAAACCCTGAAGGAGGACGAGAACGTCAAAATCACCCGCAGTAAATACGGCTGCTTTTCCGCTTCCTATATTGAGGATGCCGCCGCCCTGCTGAAGGACCCGGTTATGATCTTTAAAAGCTACCAGACCGGCGCCAACGGCCAGCGCTACGCCTGAACAGACAAGGAGGACCACAAGATGAACGAAAATTATTGTACGCTTGTCATCAACTCTGGAAATATCAATCATTATCATTCTTGCGCCGATGAAATGTACAACGCCGAATACCTGCACGGGATCGGTTTTTCGATGGAAACGGCTATTGAAATCGCCGCATGGGCCACACTTGCCCCGGAGGGCGACACATACGAACAGGACGAGCGCCCCGACCTGAAGATCTATATCATCTGAACAGCACCACCCGGACACCTTGGAGCCGCCGCACCGATAAAAGCGACGGCACCCCAGAAAGCCAAAATCTACACATTCAAAACACATTTTAGGAGGATTTTACCATGACTGACAAGAACAACCGCACCATGAAAACCGGCGACGTGGTGGAGATCACCGGCGCATACTTCAAGAATGACAACGGCCTTTACTTCGTCGAGCACACCCCCGGCGATCCGAATTGGAGCGGCCGGGCTCACTGCCTCCGGCGCATCAAGCGCAACGGCGAACTCAGCACCGCAAAGGATAATATTTGCTTCTGGCCCATTTCCGCCTTTGTGAACAGCCGGGACAAGCGGGCCGCCGCCAACGAGTGGAACCGGGAGCACGCGGAAATCGAAATCAAGGCCTTCCCCCACACGGAACACATTGCCGCCTATTTTGCAAGCGAGGCGGACAGCCTGGACGTGACAATCAAGCGCTATACATGGGACTTTGGCGAGGACTGCCAGACCGTCAAGGACACGAAAGAAACACAAGCCTTTTACCGCTCCGTTGCTGACGGTCTCCGGGCTGAACAGCCCACCGCCGCCACCGCACAGCCCAGCGCAGCCACCACCCAACAGCCCGAACAGCAGCCCCCCGCCACCGGCGCAGGCGCGGAAGCACCCGCAGAACAGCCGGAGGCCACCACCGCAGAACAGGCAGAACAGCCCACCCCGGAAAATCGGCCTGAAACGGTCCCGCCTTATGGTTCCATCGACGAGGAAACCGCCCGGAACGCCCACTATTGCATCCACATGAGCGACTACAAACCCGGCAGCGCCACGGCCAGTTATCGAAATTCCGTGAACAAAGCCGCCCAGATGGTAGAACAGCAGAAGGCCCGCGTCAGCGCTTTTTACCATGACAAGCTGGACGCCCTGCTGAACAGCTACGCCCGCCGCCTTGCCCAGTGGACGAACGATTACAACCGCAACCAGGCCAGCTATCCCAGCCAGTTTATCAGCGGAGCGGGCAACTTCAATATGCGCAAGCATAACCGCCAGATGTCCCGCGAGGACTCTCTGTGGGAGGAATACCGGCAGATCGAGGCGATTCTGGACAAGATCCGCAGCGTCGGCACCGGCCCGGTAGACCTGGCCGACCCTCACGCCCGCGAAATGCTCACCGAGCGCCTGAACAGCCAACGCCAGATGTTGGAGGATGCCAAGGCCGCAAACGCCTACTATCGCAAGCATAAGACCCTTGTCGGCTGTCCCGGCTTTACGGCTGAACAGGTCGCGAACCTCACCGACCCGAACAGCTTTGATATTCGCGTTCACGGTTCCCCCTTCCCCGCTTACGAGCTGGCCAGTCTCCGGGGCAAGATCGAGCGGACAGAACAGCGGCTTGCAGAGCTTGACAAGCGAGAACAGCAGGCCGCCCAGCCCCAGACCGGCACCGCCTTTGACGGCGGGCAGATCGTCCGCAATATCGACCTGAACAGACTGCAAATCCTCTTTGACGCCATCCCCGACGCCGCCACCCGCACCGCCCTGAAGCAGAACGGCTTCCGCTGGTCTCCCAAAAATCAGGCATGGCAGCGCCAGCTTACCGACAACGCCGAACGCGCCGCCCGTCAGGTCCTCCGCCTTGCCTGAACAGCGGCAAAAACCCCCTTGGCCCACCCTGCTACAATGAAATTAAGAACTGAACAGCCCGCCCCGGAGGTCACGAGGGCATGAAAGGACAACCCCATGTTTATGGTTTACTTCAAAGGCCCCAGGGACAAACAGCATAAGCCCATGAGCCTGAACACCGGCGAGCTGTTTAATCGCCTGGTTTATGCGCCCGTCTACAATGACGATCTTCTCCCCGCCGTGAAATCATGGATCGACCTGAACAAAAAGAACGCCCCGGATTGTTCGATCCAGTGCCGCGTCCCCGGCACCTCGAAGATCCTATACGCCTGAACAGCGGCGCAGAAAGGACAACACTATGGCAACGACCGCAGCCCCCACAAGATACACGATCAACCGCGACGGGACCCTTGAAAAATGGTACCTGGAGCATGACGGTGGCGAGACCGTTTATCTTCGAAAAACCCCACGTCCAAAATGGAACTGTTGCATGAAGGAATTTCCCGTCGCCGAGGTCTACGAAACATACCGCGCCGCAAGAAATGCGCAGAAAGGAGCACAACCATGAAAACCGCCGGACATTGGGAGTGCAGAAACGAGATTATAGCCGCGCGGCTCCCCACCCCGCACAAGTACGAATCGTTTACCGAATTTTTCGACGTGGACAAGCTCGACGCCATCCGCGACAAATACGGCGTTGACCTTTACCGCGAGTGCTACGCAGACGTAGCCCGCGAGGTCATGGCTGCCGCGATAAATGCGCAGAAGGAAGCCCACGCGGAAATGACTTATTCTGAAAAAATCGCCGAAGTCAAGAAAGCCGCAGTCAACTGCCAAATAACCGGAGGCTTGCTTGACCGTGGATATTGGTACGGTGAAAATCCGTATGCCGATCAACTGATCGAAAATGCCCTTCTGTGCGACCTTTTCCCTGAAACGGTCGCTGACCCTGAAAACTTTTACAATTTCCGCAGATCCGATTATTTCATTCTTAGGCTGAGCAAAAAAGCCCTTCGTGCAATAGGAGGTACACCCCATGATGAACACTGAACAGTCCCTCACCTGCGTTTTGCAGCTCGTCCACGGACTGGACGAGGACGGAGCCGCCATTTATACCGCCGTCAGCAAAAACCCCTATGAATGGAAAAGCGCCGTCGGTCCCATTCCCCAGCTGTATTTTTTAGAACAGGATCTCCGCCGCACGTTGGTGGAGGAAGCTGCCAGCCGCATCTGCGACGCAGCCGTGCGCATGAACAGCCAACGCCCCAATGAACAGGGCTTCTGGATCGACGAGGAAGGCAAGCAGTGCGTCTGCGACGGGCACCGCGGCTTCCGCCTGAACAGCCCCATGGAGCTGACCGCCGCGCCGGAACTCAGCGCGGACGGTTCCCGGTTCAACCTGGCGCAGTTCATCGCCCCCATCCGCAAGAACACCCTGCGCCTCACTCTTCCCACTGTGGCGGAGGTTCGGGCGCAAATCAAAACGGACCGCGCGGAATGGGCCGCCAAGCGCCACCGCAGGGGCGAAACCTTCTCCCCTTATTACGATTTCGGCCCCGGTCTCCCCAGAGTCAACCCAAACTATCTGATCGATTTCCTTCAGATTTTCCCCGATGGCGAGGCGTTCGCCTCTGAACAGAAGCCCTATATCACCCCCATCTATTTCCGGTCCGCCGACGGCGAGGGCATCCTCTGCCCCTGCCGCAAGCCCGCCGAAGCCGCCGCCTGAACAGTGGCGCAGAAAGGAGAAACACTTGGAGTATAAAGCCATGAAGTACAACGCATTGATTGACGATCTTGTTTCGCTTGCCGAAGAGTCGCATGATTTCCGAGAGTCTATCGTCTGCACGGAGGCGTCAACAACGATTAGGCATCTTTTCAACGAAACCGAACGGCTTGAGGCGGAGCTGAAACACGCGAAAGAAGCCGCCGCAAGCCCCAAACCTGAAATTTTCAGTCTGCAAGATTTCATTCGTGCGAACCTCGTTCCCCCGAAGCAGCAGGTATATATATGCGAACACGCTGGTGAACAATACTTAAAAATGGCTTGGCTCGGCCCGTTTTGCGCGATTCCAGATTCTTATTCTCACCGCACCGTGGAACGGGTTTTTATTCCAATCACCGAAGCGCCGCTGGATTGTTTTTGTAACCTTTGCTTTGCCTTGGCCCCGGAATCCTGAATGTCAAAAACCCCCTTGGAGGGGTATCGTATAATAAAATCAAGGGCGAGATAGACGCCGCCCTTGCTTTCCATCTTTCTATCTTCCCTCACGCACGGCGGCTGCCGGCCTACCCAACGGCAGCCGCCAAACTCCAAACAGCATGGGCGAAAATCGTGCGGACACGGCGCAGACTCACACCCTGCGCGAACAGGGTTTTTAGCTTGTCCTCTGTTCTCCCGGTTCAACTCCGGTTTCGCTCACCAGCGGCGCGGATGCCGCACGTAGTATTCTCCTACCTTCCAAGCGTGGCCCGTAAGTACACGCTCGCCGTTCTCGGAGCGGTGTCCCGGTGCAACCCCGGCAGGGCAGCAACGCGGATATAGTTCATCGGCAGAACGGCGGCTTCCCAAGCCGCGAAGGTGGGTTCGATTCCCATTATCCGCTCCAAGGGTGCACGAGCAGCGCCCTGCATGGATCGCAAAGCCTCCTGAATGTGTATGACAGCCCGGAAAGACGGGCCGCCACATCACCCGCCATGGCGCAAACAAGGCGGGTCTATGCAGATGTCCAACCGGTGCTTTTTGTCCTTTCCACCCGGGAGCCGGGGACCTCTCCGGCCGTCTGCACCATGCCCTCCCACATAAGAGGTGGTTACTCTATAAACCGTAGTGGGCATGAAACCTCCATATCTGGCAGTGGAGTCGGCGGGTTGATACAGCCGCTATCGGGACGGTATTCTCGGAGAATCTGAGCGACATGACCGCCGGGAAAGACCGGCAACTATACGCAGACGTCCAAGCCGCGGCCGATCACGCGGGGAGTTGGGGGCATCTCCAACCGTCTGCACCATGGCGGGGAACGTTTCGGGTGATGCGTCTCTGCCAGTGCTCCCCAAAAATATAAGCTGCGGCCCGCAAAAGCAGCTCGTCTCCGGCAACTGGTACTTGCCCTTGACGCCCCGGTGCAATTCCGGTTGGGCATAGGACCCCTCGCACCTCTCGTCCAGGGTTCCCTGACGAAGTGTCCCAGAGGGGACATTTGCAGACGTAGCTCAGTAGGTTAGAGCACCCCCGAAGTGGGGAACGATGCAGGTTCAATTCCAGCCGTCTGCGCCAAATCCAGCGCCGTGAGAAGTACAATCACAAACGGGTTGCCCGGAGATGGGCGCGGCAGGGCAACAGAAACGTGTACCTATGGGGGCCAACCGCAGGCAGCCGACACGCAGCGGTGACAGTCTGGAAAGACAGACAAACATAGGGGCGAATGTTCCAAGGCTGGCGAGGCGGTCTCCAAAACCGCTTGGGTGGGTTCGATTCCCAACCGTCCCTGCCAACTCTAAACAGAGTCACCAACGGAGTATAAACAAGTGGGGTAACCGTGGGAACCGGAGATATGCGGCATAGGTAGCCTGAATAGGCAGACCACAGCGAGTGACGCCGAATGATGGCCGAAGCGCTAAAGCAGGGCAGGACTGCAATGCCGCACCAGATGTATGCTACCGCATTGCGGCGCCGCGGAAGGGTAAGACCGCTACAAGGGGCTTGCCTGTGCGCTGTATGAAAGCGGCAGGCCGAATAATAATTATTTGGCTGGCTCCGGCTATGAATGAAGAAACGGATGCGACCGACATACCGGCGCAGGGCTGAAAAGTTCCGTGGTTAGCGCGTACAGAACCATGCAGAGCGAACTCCGAGGCGTGTTCATCGAAAGGTATGCGGAAGTGGTGAGGTAACGGCTGCCCTTGGGCAAGGCCGTTGTGTAGGGCAGTATGCTTGCCCGGTTCTGTACGGCTAATTGTGTAAGCAATCCAAACGGAGCGCAATGCCGGGAGCCTATGTAAAAATACAGGGGTGTAGCCAAGCGGTAAGGCAAGGGACTTTGACTCCCTCACGCGCTGGTCCGAATCCAGCCATCCCTGCCATTGAAATTTTAGGAAAGGAGGATGTCCCATGAACAAGACTGAACTGATCGCCGCCGTGGCGGAGCGTTCCGGCCACACCAAACACGATACCGCCATCATGATGGATGCCGTGTTCACCGTCATCGAGGAATCCCTGCTCAACGGCAGCGAGGTCAAAGTCCCCGGCTTCGGCAAGTTCGCCGTGAAGCACCGGGAAGCACGGGTGGGGAAAGACCCCCGCACCGGCGAGGAAAAGGAATTTCCCGCCAAGACGGTTGCGGTGTTCCGCCCTGCAAAGCCCCTGAAGGATGCCTTGAACGACTGTGATCCCCTTCCCATTGCGTAAATTGCCCACAGAAGCCCTGTAAGTGCCCCTTGAGTTTCGTGGGGTAGTTTTCAGCCCCTCGCCTCTCTCTTATCTCTCAGGCCGCTTGTGGGGCCGTCAGCGCAAGAATTTTAATCAAGACCATACTCATACCGAAAAAGGGGGAACAATTTCCGTTTTGGAAAAAGTTCCTCCCTTTTTTAACTCGACATTCCATGCGAAAACGCCTATAATTTTCCCATAAAAAGGAACTACACACCTAAAGGAGACTTTTACGATGAAGATCATGAATCCATCTGCCATGAACCGATACAACGCCCTGCGGGAAGCCGCCGGGAAGATCGACCGCCTGGTTCCCCAAGTCCGCTTGCTGGATCAGCCGCCCCACGAGAACCGGGAGAACGCCTCCGTTGCGCTGGAATTTCCCACTCCCCTTGTGGTTCTTAATTCCACCATCCGTCAGGCGCTGTCCTTCCTGTTCTGCCAGTGCGACACCGTGCAGACGGACAAGACGGACCGGGGCATCTGCTTCACCTTTACCGTCTCTGAAATCTGGATCACGGAGGAAACCACATGAACCTGAAAACCAATGTCACCCGCCGGGACTTCGCCTTCAGCGTCACCGCCGAGACCAAGGCGGGAGAGCTGCGGATGTTCGATCATACCGTGGACGCCGAAAGCGAGGAAGCCGCCCGCCTGCTCCTGATCTCCTATCTGGAAAGCCGGGGCATGGAGCTGGTGGAGGCTCGTCTGACCGGCACGGAATAACGAGGTGCACTGCATGAGTAATCAAAACGCCGACATGAAAGCACTGGCCGATAACTTCTGGAATAACTACTTCCAGCCCAAAGTGGCGGACGCTACCCGCTCCTGCCTCCGTCTGGAAAAGGCCACCGTAAAGACAGCCCCCAGCGGCGGCACCGTGGCCGTCCAGCTTCCCTTTGACGATACCGTGCTAAACCTGCCTTACGCTTCGTCCCTCTCCGGTCTCACCGTCGGACAGGCCGTCTGGGTGGGTATCCCCTACTCCGACCTATCCAACGGCGTTGTGATGTTCGACGCCACGTTTCAGAACCTTTAGACGGAGGAACCGATGAAAAACAGATTAACGGTCAGACACGGGATGCTGTCCGACCTGAAAACGTATCTGACCCAAAGCGGCTGGAACCTTGAAGATCCCGTTGGGAAATACGAGGTTTTGCGGGCGCGGAATCTAAATTACCCGCGTCCGCTGCTCGTCCACAACCGTTCTGAGCACGGAATCGGATACAGTATCGACGAGCGCGATATGAAGATTTACAGCGGATGGAGGCGAAACCGCCGCAAGCGGGGTCTCTCTCCTGACTTTCCGACAGAGGAAGAAAACGCGGCATACTGGCGCGGAGAAATCCAATAAGCAAACAAATCAGCAAACAATTAGCACAGTCTAAGCAAGTTAAAAAGCAAAGCCGCCCGTGGTGGGCGGCTTTTTTCATTTCGCAAATGCAATGGAAATAAAGAATAAAACGAATATTCCCACACAGATCAAAAGCACAACGCCCCATTCCAGCCTTTCCTGATTGCCTTTCCCCTCGCGTCCGTTCTTGGGCGCAAAGCAGCTTGGGTCGTCGGACTTCCCGTACAGTGCGCAAATATCGCTGTTTTGGCAATCCGCACACCGACGCTCCCGCTCAGGCAAGGAACGCCGTCTCCTCCTTTTGCCGTGTCGGCTCCACCACCACAGGTTATACTCTCGCTTCGCGTTGTTTCGGAATCGCTGCCCTCTTATCATACATCTTGTCCCCTTTCGCCTCGCTTCCCCCTTGACTTTTGCCAGACAAAATGCTATGATACTTATGCCAGACAAAATAGGAGGTGATTATCCCCATGTCTGCCGCAAAACTGGGCCGTCCCACAGATAACCCCCGCCTTCACAAAATCAGCATCCGCATCAATGACCGCAGCCAGCAGATTTTAGAAACCTACTGCCGGGAGCAGAACGTCACGAAAACGGAAGCCATTGAGCGCGGGATCACCCTGCTGGCGACCGCCAAACCCATATAAAAATCCCCATGCTGCTCTATCTTGCCGGACGGACAGCATGAGGAAACGGCAAATATCCGCAGGGACTCGCCAAATTCATTATGGTGCGGGCCTTGTGAAAAGTCAAGTATTCTGTCAAAAAGCCCCTTGTCAGCGGCTGGTACAATAAAGATAGAATACTGGAAAGATCAAGGAGGAATCCCCAATGCTCAAGAGTTACTATTTCGACGCGGCGGCCCACGAACCGCCCTCCCCTGCCGCAGTCAAGGCGTTCACCCGCGCCCTGCCCCTTGGCAACCCCAGCGCCCTTCACGCCTGCGGCGTTGCCGCAAAGATCGCCTTGGAGGAAGCCCGCGCCTCCATCGCCCAGGACCTGAATTGTCTCCCGGAGGAAGTCTACTTCACCAGCGGAGCAACGGAAGCCTGCAACTGGATGATGGAAAGTTTGAGCGCCTACACCGGCAAGCTGACATTCCCACGCAGTTACGAGCACCACGCCGTTCTGGAATATCCCCCCGTGGATCATCCCCTCCGCACGGACCGCTCCGGCCTCACCCACATGATGGCAAACAACGAGACCGGCGAGATTTTCGACATCCACTCCATTCGGCGTAACGCCCACAACGCTTTGTTCGCCTGTGACGCGACCGCGGCTGTGGGCCAGATCCCCGTGGACTTTAAGGCCCTTGGCGTGGACTATCTGGCCTTCGGCGCGCACAAGTTCGGCGGCATTTCCGGCATCGGCTGTCTGATCGTCAAGAAGGACACGCCCCTGATTTCCATGATCCGCGGCGGCGGTCAGGAATGGGGCAAGCGCGGCGGCACCGAAAGCGTGGCCCTCGCCTCCGCTATGGCAGCGGCCCTCCATGCGCGCATGGGCAATATGGTATCCGACATGAAGCGGATCGCCCGTTGCCGGGATCTGCTCATTACCAATCTGTTTAGGTTCGTCCCGGATACCTATGTCAACGGCCCCTATACCCCCGGTGACGTGCTCCTCCGGCTCCCCGGCAACGCCAACCTCTCTTTCCTTGGCGTGGAATCTCAGGCCCTTGTCATGGCCCTGTCTGCGGAGGGCGTGTACGCTTCCTCCGGCTCCGCTTGTACCAGCGGAGAGGCTGACGGCAGCTATGTCCTCCGGGCCATGGGCTACCCTGCCAGCCGCGCCCGCTCCGCCGTCCGTTTCACCCTCCCCTATACCGTTACCGAGGATGATATTCTGGGCGCCGTCCCTCTGATCGTCAGCGCTGTGGAAAAGCTCCGCCGCCTGACCCCTACCCCCTGATACCCGCCTGTTTAACTGGAAAGGACTGATTTTATGGGAAGAACCTCTGCGCAGGAGCGCCGGGTCATGTCGGCCTTAGACTCATGGCTCCGCAACGTGCAGGCCAGCGGCGCAGCGGAGCGCACCGTCACCGCCTACGCCGCCGTCACCAACAGTTTCTATTCCTTCCTTGTGGAAAGCGGCCTTTCCACCGAGGAACCCACCTTCACCACCATGCAAGCCTACCGGGATCACCTCTTTGACCGGGGCCTCTCCCCTGTCTCCGTCCGGTATCATCTGGTGGTACTCCGCTCCTTCTTCACCTACGCCAGCTCCCCGGAATTGGGCGAGGATCGCTTTTATGAGCAAAACCCCGTTTCCCTTTACCTGATGCCCTCTCTCCGCAAATTGGGAAAGCGCCCCTATGACGTGCTGCTCACCGATGAGCAGGTCTGCAAGCTATGGAGGGATTCCCCCGTCCGCACAACCCACCCGGAGAACTGGCCCCGGAATTACGCCATCGTGATTCTGCTGCTGACCACCGAACTGCGCAACGCCGAACTGCGGGCCTTGACCCCGGCGGACGTCGACTTGGAGGACGCCGCCCTCCGCGTGGAACACGGCAAGGGCGATAAATTCCGGGTGGTGGACCTGCCCGACATCGCCGTGATCGCCCTCCGCCATTACCTCGCCAGCGGCATCCGCCCGGACGATCTCCCGGATACCGCCCCTCTGTTCGGCACCCTCCGTTCCGGGGAATGGAAGGCCGGCACAAAACAGTGGCTTTCGGAGCTGGTGGAGCGTCACGTCCGCTCCGTCACCGGCGTTCCTGACATCCGCAGCCACGATCTCCGCCACGTCGGTTCCCGTTTGGATCTCAATTCTGGTATGCCCGAAAATGAACTGCAAGCCAAATTGGGCCATGCCAGTCCCATCACCACACAGCGTTATTCCGGGCGGCTCATGGACCGTTCCGGGCGGAAAAGCGCCAAGAAGGTCTTTGCCGAACGGGACTTACAAGCCAAGCGCAGCGCCGACAAGCTCACCGCCTTTTACGCCTGATTTCCCCACGCCCACCCTGAAACCAAAACACACGCTCATGCGTTTTGATCGCACGAGCGTGTGTTTTTTTGTCTGCATAAGACCGCACAATTATAAAAAGAGCGCACGGTTAGTCCGTGCGCTCCATGTAAAGGGCCTCCGCCCTGCGCTGCGCCGCCATCAGGTCCGCTTTTAGGCGTTCCAGTTCCTCAATGGCTTCCGTAATGGCGTGAAACAGACAGAGATATTCCGGTTTCAGCTGCTCCATGGTCTCCCCTCCCTTCTGCGGTCAGTGTACCACAGAGGGCGTGTCGAAAAAACGGGAAATCAGCCGGGGATGCCGGATATTTTATGCTTTCTCTCCCGCCGCCTTCTCCAGATGCAGCATCCCGATCAATTCGGAATACTCCGCCTCCGTCAGTTTCCCGGCCGCAAAGAAAATGTCCAGCTTTTCCTCCATGCCGGTGGTCTGGCCTCGCTCGATCATCCGCTTCAAAGTTCTGTACAGCATACTGGTTCTCCTTTCAAAATGTTAGGTTTATCATTCGTTCAGGCCAAGCTCCAGAAGCGTCAGCCTGTACTCCTGATCCACGTTCATGGCATCGTTGTCCGATACCGTCTTTTCGGTGGTGTGCACCGTTTCCCCGGCGTCCACCTCACATACCTGCGCCCCATCCCGGAAAAGATACGGTGTCCCCCGGTACGCCACGCCCTCCGCTCTCCCTGCGTCCGTCAGCAGGTACACCCCGGAATCGTGTCTGCGGATGTAGTTGACCTTCTCGGTCAGGTAGCTTTCCCCTTGCGGGGTGGTCAGCCTGTACATAGAAATCCTCCTTATACAAAAAAGCATGGGGCCAGCGCCAAGGAATAGTAGGCACCGTCAGTGGCGGTGTTACCGTCGGTGAAGACACGGCAGAAATAGCGATTGGTGCTCGAATCGACGGAACGGCACCACACAGAGGCCTCTGTGCCGGTGGCGTTGTGCTTATAATGCACCTTGCTGTTTCCAGCCTTGTAATAGT